CCGTGCGGGCTTCCGTGGGGGCTTCCGTGGGGGCTTCCGTGGGGGCTTCCGTGCGGGCTTCCGTGGGGGCTTCCGTGCGGGCTTCCGTGGTGGATTCCGTGTGGGCTTCCGTGGGGGATTCCGTGGGGGATTCCGTGTGGGCTTCCGTGTGGGATTCCGTGGGGGATTCCGTGGGGGCTTCCGTGGGGGCTTCCGTGGGGGCTTCCGTGCGGGATTCCGTGCGGGCTTCCGTGGGGGCTTCCGTGCGGGCTTCCGTGGGGGATTCCGGTTATGGTCAGCATGACGCGAGCTGGCTTGCATGCTATGAGTATTTCCGCGAAGTGTGCGGGCTAACTGCCCAAACTGACAAATTATCTAGCATGACAGCGCTGGCTCGCCACGCTAATTGGTGGCTACCCCACAAGCATATTTGTTGGGTGTCGGAGCGACACCACATCCTGCACCGCGACGAACGAGGACGCCTGCATAACATCATCGGCCCAGCCTTGGTTTACCCAGATGGCTGGGCGATTTACGCCGTTCACGGTGTCCGCATACCAGCCGCCATCATCGAAGAGAAAGACAAGATTTCCATAAAGGAAATCGACAAAGAACAGAACGCCGAGATTCGTCGCGTGATGGTTGAATTGTACGGCCAATCTCGATATCTGCTCGACAGCGGAGCCATCAAGGTTCATTCCGACGATTGTGGAACGCTGTTCCGCAAAGAAATCCCAGGAGATGAACCGCTAGTAATGGTCAAAGTCGTGAATAGCACAGCGGAGCCTTCTGGCGAGAGAAAGGACTATTTCCTGCGTGTTCACCCCCAGCTTCGCCCCATGCTTCCAGACGGTAAACTCGGCGATCCTCAGGAGTTGACAGCCCGCAATGCAGTTGCAAGCACCTTCGGAAAGTTTGGCAGGGAATATCAACCAGAGCGGCAGACTTAAGGAGGCTTGGCAATGATCTGGATCAACGCTACCTACTTCGAGGTTGCCGAGTATTGGCCAGAAGAGAACGATTACGGCGCGACACATGGTTGCAACAGCCTGGAAGAGGCGAAGGTCGTAGCCGCCGAATTGCGCCGACTCGGATACCGGAACGTGCACATCCGCAAGGTGACCATTGAACGGATCGAGGAAGAGCTCGCTGAGCCCGGAGAATCCAATGCCAAAAGATGAATGGCTGCAAGCCAGAAGAAAACTGAAAACTGACCGATACGAGGACAGGCGAGAAAAGAAACTTGAGGCAAGGGCCGACGCTTTCCTTGATGATGATCTGTCATTCCTTGAACCCACCGCCGCGCCCATTGTTTCATCCGTGGGCACGGAAAAAGGCGCGCTTGCCCCCTCGCGTGTGGAAAACGTGGGCAAAATCACTGAAGTTACGTTAATTCGTCAGCACACGCCAGAATGGCACACGGCCCGGCGTGGACGTATTACCGCTTCCCTGGCCGGCGCTTGCCTGGGCCTCTCGCCGTTCACGTCCCGGGCCAAGGCGTACAGGCTGATTCGCGGCGAAGAGATAGAGGAAGAGAACGAGCACATGCGCCGGGGCCAACTCCTCGAGCCCGTGGCCCGCGAGATGTACGAACGTCGCCACGGTGTCAAGGTCGAGGAAGCTGGTTTGGTCATTCACCCGCAACTGCCATGGTGCGCTGCCTCGCCGGACGGGTTGATAACCGCATCGTGTCCGATGCCGTGGACGGGTATTTTGGAAATCAAGGCCCCTGCCAACCTTCCTGAGGAAGTGCCCCCGTGGCATGAAATTCAAATGATGATGCAGATGGCTTGTACAGGTCGCTGGTTTGCGGATTACTTCGCGTACGCGGGCCTGGGGAAGATTTTCGAAAAGAGGATTTTCCGCGATTTGCAGCGCGAGTACACAATGCTCCTGGCGCTGCACACGTTCTACACAAACCATGTTGTTGCCGGCGTGCCGCCGAAGAAGACGTTCAGGATTGGAAAGTTTTTGAGGGATTGAATAACCAGAGGTGTAACCGATGGAAAACACATCAATATCTTGGGCAACACACACGTTCAATCCATGGATTGGCTGTTCCAGGGTTCACGAGGGTTGCCTCAACTGTTGCCTACTCTAAGGAGTTGCTGAAACATGACGAAAGTAGTGAACTTGCGTAAAGAGCCTTATGATGTCTATATTGGCCGTGCTGGGCATGGCCAAGAGGGATACTTTGGCAATCCTTTCCCAATGGCTAATGAGATGGAGCGACCATATGTCTTAAAGCAGTACAAGGAGTATTTTCTCAAAAGAATTGAGGAGGACGAGGAGTTTTGCAAGCGGGTCCTGGCACTCAAGGGAAAGACATTAGGGTGTTTTTGTGCCCCGAAGCAATGTCACGGGCATGTTATTGCGGAATGGGTAGATTCTCAGCTGAGGCCGATCAGGCCGACCGTCGCGGCCGTGTGAGTGTGGTCCCCAAGGACGAAAAGAAGGAGTCAGCGTGATGCCGGCGACAACGATATCGTGGACCGACCATTCCGTGAATCCAATCCGCTGCCGGAACAAGAAGACGGGTGCCGTGGGTCACTACTGCCAGATGGTGAGTCCTGGCTGCGCCCACTGCTACGCTTCTAACTTCCAGAAGCGGTTTCACATGCCAGCGTTTCCTGGGTCCGGGAAGGCGTCGTCACTGCCGGATATGGGCAGTGATGGCACCGTGTCCGTCTCGGAGGATTTGGAAGTGTTCCTCGACAGGGAGCGGTTCATGGAAGTGCTGAGCCGCAAGAAGCCCACAAAGTGGTTCTGGGCCGACATGACCGATATATTCGCGTCCTGGGTGCCGGACGAATGGATTGACGAGTGCTTCGCTGTCATGGCCTTGACGCCGCAGCACGTTCACCAAGTGCTGACGAAGCGGTCCGAGAGGATGCCTATTTGGGCTACCGAGGCTCCTCGTCGGGTCGCAGACATTATTCGCAACGGCGGAGCCAAATTCGCTGATGGATCGATGAATCTGATCCGTGCTTTCATCGCCGACGCTCGTAACCGAATAACGTGGTGGCCGCTTCCAAACGTCTGGCTCGGCGTCAGCGCCGAAGACCAGTTACGAGCAGACGAACGAATTCCGCATCTGCTCAGGACACCGGCGGCGGTGCGGTTTGTTAGCTTCGAGCCGCTGCTCGAAGAAATCAATACCGACAAGTTCTTCTGGCGGCCGATCACGGAGAAGGAAGCCGCCAATCTCAAGGAATGGGGCGTGGCGATTCCGAAGGTAATGCGGTCCGATTCTATTTACCAGGCCATCATCGGCGGCGAGTCCGGCCCCAACCATCGCACGGTGCCCTACTCCGCGATCCGTTCCCTCTGGCAGCAGTGCCGCGATGCCGGCGTGCCCGTGTTTGTGAAACAAGATGCCGGCCCGAAACCGGGAATGCAGGGCCGGATCGAGGATGAGGTTTGGGCATCGAAGGAATTCCCCAAACTGCGATAGCCAGTGAAAACACACGAACATCGAGGCGGTGGGCTCCGGTGCGTTGCCGGAGTTAGACTCCTTCCCGGCTGGTCGCTGAGGAGCCAGGGCCAGCCGGGTATTTGAATCAAAACATGGAGGGCGATCAATGCTTGTCCTTGCCCGAACCGATGGCCAAGAAATCTGCATCGGCCCCGATATCGTCATCACCGTCCTGGAACGGCGCGGCGAGCAAACCAGGATCGGCATACGAGCGCCAAAGGAAATGCGCGTCGACCGCCGCGAGGTCAGGGATCGAGTTGACGCCGAACTGGCGGCAGATCGCAGGGCCGTCCTGAAATCACGGGAAAGCTTTACGCCTGGAGCGTAAAGACCTCTGCCCCTGGTCCTCGTTGGGCCAGGGGTTTTGAAAAACGACTGGAGAATAGCCATGATCCACGCCACGATGCCCACCAAAGCACCGGAGTCGTTCGTTATCGACGAAGCTCCCACGTCAACCACATTTTCAGCGGGTGCGCAATCGGCCCCCTCATCTCTCAACGCGGCCGACGCCTCACTGGCCGAGTTGTCGCGCAGCGAGGAAACGATCATGGCCCTGGCCGGCAAATACGCGGGCCGGACTCCGGACACGAAGGAAGGCTATGAGCTTGTTCGCATCGGAATTGGGGAACTCCGCAAACTGCGCGTGGAGATCGAAGACCGCCGAAAATGCTTGAAGGAATCAAGTCTCAAATGGGGCCGCGCCGTCGATGCAGAAGCCAAGCGACTGACCGCGGCAATTCTGGAAATCGAAGAGCCACTCAAGGCCGCGAAAAAGCTGGTCGACGACGAAGTGATCCGCCGCAAAGAAGCCGAAGCCGCCGCCGAACGTAAACGCGTCGAAGACGAATTGCGGACCAAGCTCGAAGCGGAAGAGGCGCAGAAAAAGGCCGAGCGTGACGCCGCAGAGGCCAAGTTGCGCGAGGAGCGCCAGAAAGAAACCGACCGTCTGCAAAAACTCCGCGCCGAAGAGGAAGAGCGCTTGCGGATCGAAGCCAAGCGGCTTGCCGAAGAAAAAGCCAAACTCGACGCCGAGCGGGCCGAAATCGAGCGCCGCCAGCGGGAAGAACGCGAACGGCTGGAACAACAGCAAGCCGCGGAGCGCCGCCGGCTGGAGCTGGAGAAAGCCGATTTCGAACGGCAGCAAGCGGCACAACGGGCCAAGCTGAAGGAGCAACAGGACGCCATCGACGCCGAGAACGCCCGTCAGGCCGAAATCCGTCGCCAGGCCGAGCAAGCGGAACGTGAGAAGCAGATCAAAGCTCGGGCCGAACAGGAAGCCCGTGAGCAGATGGAGAGGGAACGGGTCGAGGCCGAAAAGGCAGCAGCAGCGAAAGCTGAAGCGGAGCGGATCGAAGCGGCCAGGCTGGAGTCGCTGCGTCCAGATCGCGAGAAATTACAGCACTTCGCGAGTCAGATTCGCGGTCTGCGCTTGCCGTCCGTGTCGTCGGAAGAAGCCCGCAATGCGCTTGAAAAGTCCTGGACGAAACTGCTGCGGATCGCGGATACGTTGACGTTCTGGGAAGGAATCGAACGCGAGGAAAACGCCGAAGCTGCAAGCGACTTGACAAAAAAATGGCAAGCGCCTTGACGAGTTATCGACAGCGCGTATACTTGCAAAGAGTCTCCTGCCGGAGAATCACAATACAAGCCGCCCCTTCGGCATTTCACCCGGCAGGAGAATTTTCCGGGGGGGCGGTTTTTTTCAATGTGTGCCGCCGGCGGCAAAACGAAGCGGAGGATGACCGAATGCGTTTGGACCAACTATTGAAAGGAGTACACAATGCTTCGACTCGATGAACTGTTCACCGGCCACTACGGCGCAGGCCGAGCCATGCGCTGGTGCTGGATCGCCCTCGTGCGCGGCTTCACCCGTGACGGGCGGCTCGTGGCCGTCATGAAGCAGAAGTCTCTTGATTGGGACGATGGGGGACGGTGGGGGCACGTGGAACTTGGCGGGGAGGGTTGACCATGCAATCATGCCCACACTGCGGCCAAACTCTTCCTGCCGCACCCGCCCCGTTCCCGGATACAGTAGCGGGTGTGGCCCAGGAGTTCGCTTTCTACCAGCGCCCCAAGAAACTCGGAAACGACGAGTGGTCCGTGGCCGACGAGATCAAGTCAATGGTAGCGGCTGGCTACATGCTCGCAACCATCACCTCGGAGATTCGCTGTAAGGACCGGGATCGCAGCGAATACTGGTGGCAACTCAAGAAGCGATTGGAAAGGAAAACGGTGTCGGTGGGGGCGGGACAGAGGTTCAGGGGGTAGTCCTATGACCGGAGAAAGCGATTCCAGTTTGATGGACACGATGTTCTTCAACGAGCATGATGCTTTCGCCGCTGCGTGGCTCCGCAATCTCTGGCCAACGGCAACCGTCGATGAAAGGTGCATCCGTGAAATACGAGCAGAGGACCTTGTTCGATTCGAGCGATGCCACTTCTTCGGAGGCATCGGCGGCTGGCAGTTCGCCCTTGATCTTGCCGGCTGGCCGGAGGGCCGTGAAGTCTGGACCGGCTCCTGTCCGTGCCAGCCATTCAGCGACGCCGGCAAGAAGAAAGGCGAAGCCGACGAACGGCACCTCTGGCCAGAGTTCTTTCGGCTCGTCAGCCTCTGCCGACCAGGAGTCATCTTCGGAGAACAAGTCGCGTCGGCGGAAGCAGTCGGCAGAAGAGAGCAAAGCCAAGCACCGCGCGTATGCAAAGGCTTATCGGCAAAAGCACAGAGCGAAAGAGTTGATACGTCATGCTCAGGAAAGATCGAAGAAGAAAGCGATATCTTTCGATTTGTGGAACCATCTGGAGGAGATTCAGGCGCGAATCGACATGGGAGTTTGCGAAGTGACCGGACTGCCTCTGAATCTGGAGGGCGGCAGAACGTGGGACAGCCCGTCTCTGGATCGAATCGATCCGAAAAAGGAATATGTCTACAGCAACATCCGTGTTGTTTGCCATGGTGCGAACAGTGCAATGGGGGACTGGGGAGAAAACATAATGGTCAAGATGGCGATGGCCATTATGACCAAAAGACGCGAGAGGTCGAACGACTTATCGAGGCGATTGGGGGAGCGGTTGCAAGAGAAGGTAAATGGCCTTGGCTCTCTAGAGTACAAGCTGACTTGGAGTCAATTGGCTACACCGTCGGGGCATGTGTACTTCCGGCTTGCTGCGCGGGCGAGGAGGCCGAAGGATGGATTTTGCGTGGCGATCAGGCCGCTTGGGAGCGAACCATCGTCGGCGCTCCCCACATCCGGCAACGGTTGTTCTGGGTGGCCAACGACAGCCGAGCAAAACGCAGACGGGGGACCGTACACCAAAGGCGACGGGAACGCTTATTTCACCCTGCAAACGGCGGCGGAATTGACCGGCTGGGCCACGCCGACGGTCCACGACGGGGAGAAATCGGACAAGGGCCAGAAGAGCGACGAGGAGCAATACGGAACGAAGGGCAGGCCCCTGGGTCGCCAGGTCCTGGCGACCCAGCTTGGAGGATGGCCGACTCCTCAGACGTGCGAAGCTCCGAACATGAGCACGACGCGAGAGAACGGCTGGTCGTCCCCCAGGACGCCGAACGGGGGCCGGACGACGGGGACGCTGCGGGGCGACAACGGCAAGCCGCGCTCGAATCTGGAGACGGAAATTCTTGGAGCGACTTCCACGTCATCCCCTGCCGAGACGAGAAGGCCCGGCGCATCAGCGCTCAACCCGGCGATGGCCCGTTGGTTGCAGGGATTCCCCACAAGAACGCCGATCCGCGATTGGGATACCTCGTCGCCAGGCTGGTCGAGTTGGGCCACGATCCAAAGACTGCTCGGCGAATTATACGCGAGGCCAGAGGGAATAGAGTCGGGCGGCTGAAAGGGTACGGGAACGCAATCGTGCCGCATTTGGCGGCGATGTTCGTGAGAGCGTTTTTGGAAACAGAGGTCGAGGCGAACCGGGTCGGCAGACTGAGAGGCTACGGAAATGCAATTGTGCCGCAGTAGTCGTCGAGAAGATTCGCGAGGTTCTTTTAGGAGAAATTCAATGACCCTCACCGACATCCAGAAGGAAGCCGAGGCCCTGAACCGCGAAGCTCAGTCCATCGGCAACGTTGTGGACAAACTCAAGAAGCGATTTGCCAACGAACCCAATAACGCCCAGCGCGAGGCCGAACGGCGACGTGCCGAAGAGATCAAGCGCGTCGCCGATCTGACGGCCAAGGTTCAGGCCGACATGGGACCGCGCTACAGCCCGGAGAAAGTCGAGCGCTTTATCTCCTACCACGATAACCAGAAGCCCGTGGTCGAGGACCTGAAGGCCCTGGACCTTGGGCAGCACATCAACGACGGGCGCGGCATCATCTGGTTCGGCCCGGTCGGCACCGGCAAGGATCACATGGCCGCCCGCTTGCTTTACCGGGCCGCATCCCTGGGGTTCTTGGGGCGCTGGGTCAACGGCCAGGAGCTGTTCGGCGAGTTCAGGGACAAGATGACTATGGAGCAAACTGAGGAATCGATCCTCAAACCGTTGACGAGGCCCGACGTGCTGGTTATCTCCGATCCAGTTCCGCCGCGGGGCGAGCCGTCGAACTACAACTTGCAGCAGTTGTACCGGCTCGTCGATCGGCGGTATCGTTTTGAGCGTGCGACGTGGGTGACGCTGAACGTCGCTTCCGCCGACGAGGCTGACGCCAGGCTGGGGCCGTCGTCGTTCAGCAGGTTGAAGCAGAGGGCGTTGTTGTTACCGTGTTTCTGGCCAGATTACCGGGAAAAGGAGTGAAGCATGTGGAGATTACTTGACCGACCCATGCCCACCCCACTGACCCACGCCCAGCAATGCTTCATCGCTATGGCCAAGGCGCACGGGCTACCGGAGCCCGTGCCCGAGTTCAGGTTCCATCTAACCAGGAAATGGCGATTTGACTGGTTGTTCAATCCAGGCAAAGAGCGAGTGGCCGTGGAGATTCAGGGCGGCCTGTTCACCCAGGGCGGTCATGTTCGCGGCGCACATCTTGTCGGTGAGTACGAAAAGTTGAATGAAGCGCAGATCATGGGCTACAAGGTGCTGCTGGTGACGCCCCAGCAGGTCGAGAGTGGCGAAGTATTCGAACTGGTCAAGCGGACATTATCGCTAGGCTAGAATGACTACCGAGACAAAGCCCTCCTAGCCATCTCTCGCCGGCGCTGAAGCAATTCACGACGCGATTCATCATCAAGCTGAGGCTGCCCCTGCGGCCTTCGACCTGACAACTGCTGCATTGTGTGTTCGAACTGCTTTAGTTGACGGTAACGCGCTTCAAAATCAGGACCGCGGTGACGTGCATTCTCGGCGTCACGCAGGGCCTCGTAGTAATGGCCAACGGAATCAGACGTGCGCGGTGAGAACGGCGACAAGGAATGCAGCAGCGATTCCTGAATGTTGTGCGGAGACATCAGTGGAGATTGGTTGTGCCCGGACCACTCGCCCACGGCCGGGTTCACATTCCAGAGAGCAGCTTCCAGATTGGCTTCGTAAGTAGATTCGTGGCCCTGTTCCGTCAAGTGCCGACCGAGCATATCCTCACCGAACATGACAGTGTGGGCGAACTGGATAGGGGGGCCTTCAGCCGCGTGTGCCACGGAGCGGCCAAAGTCGCCGAGAGCCTGATCAATAATCGCGCCACGGGGTCGGTCGCGGCGCGAGCCTTCTAAGATAGCCAGCAACCCAAGCTCACGCGCCCCGCGCCTCAACCCTATCCAGGCCAAATGATCGATGTAGCTGGTCTTACCTTCGCTGTCCATGCCGATCTTGATGGCGCCGATCGGCGTATCGTCATCGCCGAAAATGTCGCCCCACAGGACATGGTTCAGCGCTAGGCCGGCGCCCACGACGCCAAGCCAGATTTTGGCGAGCTTATGAGCCCGCATACTGATTTCTCGCCCCAACGTCTTCGCCGGCAACCCGTGTCCGCCCGTCACGGCTCTCTTGGCGCCGCCCCACGCTCCCGTGGCCGCCGTGGCGAACGGCCCGAACCCTGAATCTCGCAGCCAGCGCACGAGTCTGTTCTGGCCCTTGATGTTGTATTGGTAGATGCCCTTGTTTATGTACTCACGTCGGTTAAAGGGCGTGTCGTCATAGTTGCCCTGTTTGACGTGATGATCGAAGGACTTATCCAGGGACAGCATCATGAAGTCGCGGATCAGGTGCATACCCTTGGCCGCGATCTGCGCCGGCACGCCAAGCGTTCCGTGGAGGATGCCTTTACCTGGCCCGATAGCAAGCTCGTTGCCACTGGGGCGAGACACGCCGATCTTGACTAGTTCGCCGATACGGTCACGGGCAGAATCTATGCCTTTCGCCGTGGTGGCATCCAAGGCGGTTTGCATCATGCCCCGCCACATGCCTTCGTTCATGGACGACATGATGAGGTTGCTGATATGCGGCAGCACTTCGGACCCGGACAAAATATTGGCCTGGTTGAGCATGTTGCCGACAGCCTGGATGGTTTCGTATTTATTCGGCAAATCAGGGTCGAACGCCTTGCGGAAGTCCTTGGCGGCTTCAGGATCGAAGACGGCAAACGCCGTCTCGCCGCGCAGGGCCTGCTGCGTTCCAGCCTTGGGGGCCAGATCGGTGAAGAGTTGTTCCTTGGTCAAGTCCGCGAGTTTGCCGACACGCGGGGCGCTGGGATTGATCCAGGCCCCGGCTCCTTCGCTCTGCGCGGTTCGATATGCCTGCTGCTTCGTGGCGTAGCCGACGTGGATGCCCAACGTGTGTTCCATTATCTTGCGAACATCCATCTCGTAGTTGTCGCCCGTGCCCATGGCCTGCTTCATGTGGCTGGGCGTGCCCAACTTGAACGCCCGTACGTTGCCGCGCGAGCCGGCAACGGAGCCAGATGGCGGGGTCGTACCCGGAGGGATGTTCCAGAGATTCATGGTCAGACCGCGAACTTGAGACGTGTTCGGCAACGGCGCTCCAGGCGACACGCCCCTCGCTTGCCTCATGAAGTCGTCGCACAGGTCGGAGAAGGGCTTGTAGTTCTTGGCAAATTCCCGCCAGAGCGGAGACGCCATAGAAGCCTGGTAATCGGCCGCATTCTTCAGAGGGGAATTGGCCCCACCTACGAGTGTTTTGACGTGCATGGCGTTCGTGAACGCTTCCGCTCCCTTGGCCTGAAGCTCCCGGGCCTTGGCCGGATTCGTGGCCTGAATGGCGAGGGCCTGATTGTAGAAATCCTGGCCCTGTTTGTTGAAGTCGTTCTCGATGTTCCGAAGGCGGAATTCGACGAGCGTGGCGCCCAGTAGCGTGGCGTCCTTGTCGGAGATCGGTGTCTTGCCAAGCACCTTTTCAAACCAGCGCGGCATGACTGTTCGCGCCCATTCCGGCCCGGCAACATGGAAGGCCAAGGCGTCAGAGAGCTTGTGGCTGACCCGAGCAGCACGTGGAAACATCGAACCGCCGAGTTCGGTCAGGTTGTCCTGGAGATGCATGACGCCGCGCACGAGCGCGCGCACGAGCTGCTCGAAGTTGACGTCCCCAGCGTTCTCGTCTAAGAGTCGTTTGGCGAAGTTGATAATTGTGGCGCTGACACTGGGGGCTCCGGGGATTGATCCTCCTGAGGTGCCGGGCTGGAGGGCTGTTCCGGGCTGGCCGGCGTTTCCGCGTACGGCGAGGGCTGTTCCTGGGTTTTCTCCTGAGTCGCCTTCGCTTCTTTCGCCGCCTTCAACCTCTTGACGTGCTGCTGTTTCAGCTTCCCCGTTAGCGCGTGCAATGCTTTCTGTAATCTCGGACTGTGAAAGTGGGGGAACTTGATCCCGCGCGGCTTGAACGACATCTGCAACCTCCTTTGGATGTTCCGCAGTAACCCTTCGGGCAACGTAATCTCGCATCGATTCCCCAGGACGACGTTTTAATTCGTCACTGGTGGTTTCACTGCCGCCGGTAGCGGCAAGTGCATGTTCGTTCCCAACTGGTGTAACGGTGCCGGCGTCTTGATCCCCTTGACCACTTTCGCCGGGTGTAAGCCCGTGCTCTCCCGCACCTTCAGTAGCAGATGCCCCAGACGCATGGCTTTCTTGTAAAGCGGGGACTCCTGCGCCCCGAATGGATGCCGGCTGCTTGTCGTTACCTCGTAGCTCATCGAACATCTCCCGTAGTAAATCGTGGGTTTGTTTCTGCAACTCCGATGGCGCTCCGCGGAGGATGGCGTTGGCTGCGGCCATGCGATCCTCTGGATGATGCCTCCCGACCGCTTCGAACATGAGTTTGGCGATATCGATGGGATGCTTGGCCGCACTCATGCGTTCGTGGATGTTAGACCAGAAATCCTTTTCTGGCTCGATATCTTCCAATTTGTCGGCCAATCCCGATTCGCGCAGGAGCCTATTTTGTCGGATCGATTCCGGGTCCGTCTCCTTGGCCTTGGTGCGAACCACGGCGCCGCCTCTTTCGACTTTCATCTGATCTCGGTTCGGGCCATGAATCAGGCTCTCCACGGAGCCCTTTTCTCCAAGCTTGGCAATCGCCCGCTTCTCCACAGGTTCGGATTGCTGCTTACCGTTCATTTTCAGGCCCTGACGGGCAGCAGCAGCTTTGACTAATGGATCGGCGGCTATCTCCGTGAAGGACATGGGCGTGCCCCCCCTCTCCTTCATGCCAAAACGACGTTCAAGTACCAAAGATTCCAGGGGCGTCAAACCGGCGTGAGTGGCCAGTTCTCCAAGGTTTCCCTTGACATGGGCATCGTACAGATCGCGAACCGTTGGCTTGGCAGGCGCCAAAGTTCCATGGGCTATCTCCTCATTCCAGGGGTGAGAGCCTCGAAAGGGCACAAGTGCCCCGTCAGGTTGCGGGGGCGTCTGCTGACCTGTGATGCGACGGGGCGACGTGTTGCCAGCGGCTTGGTCTAGGACGCCAAGCCTGGTCAAAGCGTACGTCTTAACGGGGCCGTCAGGCAGTCCCTCGATCTGAGCTCGATTACCGGAAGCGTGGGCGCGAACAACTGCCGTGTCCACTTCCGACATGAAGCGGATCATCTCGCCCGGCCCGGATGGGCGCGGCTTGGGTCCATTGGTGCGAGTCCAGAGAACCTGAACGTCGGGACCGCCGTTGTTGAAGTCGTTCATGGCGTCTTGAGCCGTGGTCAAAACACGACCTGGGCCACGGCGGGGCGTTGTTTGAACCTCGTGGAGCGCTGCGAAAGCCGCCATCGTTGCCAGGCTGACGGCAAATTGCTTGCCGGCTTCTCCCCACTTTCCTTCGAAGGCGTTCATCAACAGGCCGTTGCCGGTCTGGAGTTTATAGGTGTCCGGGAGAACGGAACTGATCGCCTGGGCCAACGGCTCGACAACAAGGTGTTGAGTGGCCATACCTGTACCGACACGGGTAATGCCACGGGCCGCATAAGCCTGAATTGTCGTGCCGGCGATCCGGTCAGCCGGGCCTGCGCCAATGGCCCCGTAAACGCCGTTTTGCAACATGGCCATGGCGATGGGCGCCGGGAAACCGCGGGGGTCGTAGGCTTGGCGCCCAGCTTCCAGGTTTCGCTGACCGGCTTCCGGCATCCACGCGCTGGGCGTGGAAATCGCCGTGGCGGCAGCGCGACCCGTGTAGGACAAAGCAGCCCGGCCAAGTGTCGGGGCGGCCGTGCCGGCCGCACGAGTGGCTGCCCCGCCAAACAAGCTGGCCGACCCCAGAACACTGCCGCCAAGGTAAGCTTCGCCGAGCCAAGTTGCGGCGCCGGCGATGCCGTGGCCCACTTGTTCACTTGTTGAACGTGTGGCGTGAATTTGCTGCTGATGCTCAAAAGTAGCGATTGCTTCAAGATCGGCCTGGGATGCCGCCCCTTCCTCGTAGCGGCGACGAGCCCGACCGTAGGCCACTTGCGTCACGAAGTCGCGCGTCGCCCCGACGAACGGGTAGTAGTGTCGAGCCGCTTCACGCGGAGATTCGCTTGCGCCGCCAGGCGTGAAGGCACGGTCGTTTTCCAGGAGCGAACGGCCCTGAGTCGGTGCGAGGCGTCGGGCGTAGCGTAAGTTGGCTTCTTGATCTTCAGACTGTCGTTGGCGGATTACTGCCTCCGGCAGTCCCAACCTCAACATTCTTTGATCCCAATCTGTCAAGCTCTCGGGGGCAAGACCAGATTCGGGCGCGGTTGCAACAGGCGGTTGCTCTTGAGCAACATCGCCGCGCAACCGAGACATGCGGCTGTCCCAATCGTCATCTGAATCTGCCATTATCAACCTCCGGGCATGATTTGCCTTGGAGCCGGGCGATGCTGGATTGCATCCATTTCCGCAAGAATCCTTGTGTACTCGGTCTGCAACCTCTGGGGCATCGCTCGCAAGGAACCGTGGGCTTGAAACAATCTTAGCGCCCGCTGACGCAAAGTTTCAAGATTATGAGCGGTAGTGTTGTCCCCAGATTGGTGAAGCTGATGAACAAGATTGCCCGATCGAGAAAACACATGGGCCAAATCTTGCTGCTCTTGCGTGAGCCCTGGGGCCATTGTTCCGCCCGATCCGGTGAAGATGTCTACGTGCCGCGGCCGCGCATCTTGCGGAGTGCCGCTGTGCATCGAATGGTACAGAGCCATGCGTTCCCGAACCTGAGCTTGTCTGTCCGCTGGTTTGACGTTGATGTCTTTATAGACCTCGCTGATGAAGTGGCGAAGCAATTCTTGCTCGTCGTGCTGTGACCGACCTGCTGCGCCGCGTCCGCCGCCAGCACCAGCGCCGCCGGTCGTGTAGGGCTCTGGCGGAAAGTATGTCGCCGGATGAGAACCAGAAGCCGGCGTGTGAATGTGCTGGATCGTGGCGCCGCCCAATTCCTCAACCTCGGCCTCGGCTGCGCGACGTTGCATCCTTGGATCGTTCGGGTGCAATAAGGCAGCTCGCTCCATGGCCGCATCCAGCATTCCTGGGTGGTAACGGATGCGCGGGGCCGTGCCGGTCGGGTCAAGAAGTGATTCTTGGTAGGCTGCTTGGTTTCGATAAACACCACTTTGGGAACTACCGCCAAAAGGAAGAAAGCCAGTGCCAAGACCGCCGCGGTTGACGAGTATCCCCTGATCGAAGTTATCAAAACTATCCGGACCATGAACAGGACTGTCAACATGCCTTCCCTGCTCATCCCTGGGCAACATTCTCCCCTGGGCGTTATAGACACGCCCATCGACCCAAGCGTAGCCATTTTGATCCAACGGATGTTGAACGCCGTTAATGGTCACATGAGGAGGCGGCTGGAAACTATATGGGTTGTCTCGCGGCCCCGTCGCCTCTGCCGGCTGCGCGTAGCCGTAGGGATTGTCAGGAGTGCCCGTGTCCTCGGCGGCTCCGGATTGCGGCTGTTCGACGGGTTGTTGCGGCGCCGGCCGCGTGCCTTCCAGAGGTTCGAACGGATGAGCTCCCGAGCCGCCCATGGCCCCCTCACCCTGGACCGGCGGGCGCATCTGGTCGGGCGGCACAGCACCAGCCATCGGTTGCGCGCCGGGAAGGTCGCCCATTGGTCCACCCCAAGCAGATTCCAGCTTTGCCCGTGGCGTCGGTCCCCATTGTCCCGTCACAGGGTCGAGTGTCCAGCCAACAGGCGGCCGCTGTCCGGGCTCTGGCTGTTGCGGCTGTGCGTCAGGGCCGGCCGCCCCTTCGACGCCCTGTTGGCCGATACCGCCCCGTTCGCCTTGGATAACGCTCCCCGGAACCATGCCCGTCCTGTCCTGGTCTGCCGTGTCCTCTTCGTCCACCGACGACGGGTATTCCACCGGCGTAAACTCGCCGGGCTTGGTCTGGAGCATATGCTTGACGCCGCCTCGACGGGCCGTCTCTGACATGGCCAACCCGTTCAACTGCTGGGGGCCAAGCTGCGGATGTTCTTGCTGGAGCCGGGCCAGCATTTCGGCGTGAACGATGGGATCGAAGATCACGGCCTGGTGGGTTTGGAGCGCCCCGGCCTGCACTTGCCGGTTCTCCATCTCCCGGACTTGCTTGAACTTGTCCAGCGTGGCGAGCTGGTCGAACTGCTGGCTCTGCTGGTATTGCTGGTGCTGCTTCTGCCGCTGCTGAAGAGGGCCAAGGGCTTCTTCAGCCTGCCGGCGCAGTTCCTGGGCCTCCCGGGGCGTGATCTCGCCGTTCTGGGAGGCAAGGTCGATGTTCGACATGCCCGTTTGCAGGCGCTGTAACTGAATGTTGTCGGCCTGGGAGAAGTAGGGCGTCAGAAGTTGGGACATCAGTTTTTTCCCTCCAGATTGACAATCCGTTCAGTTAGATGCTGCACGAGCTTCCGCAACTCCTGGTTCTCGTCTCGCAACACCTTGATTGCAGCCAGGGACAAGCTCCCCAAAATGCCACCGTTGATGCCCCCTCGGGGATGCTGGCCGGGTATTAGACACGCTTCCGGCATCTCCTCGGCCACAATACCGAATCTTTGCCGGTCGTTGTCGTGTCCGAAGTGTTCCGCGTCGTACTTCCAGCTCCGGGGCCTGATCTGATCAATCACGGCCATTATATCATCGGGCTTGGCATCCTGGATGTTCTCTTTGTAGGCAGCGCTTGAAACAATACTTGTCCAGATACCCGAGTTGGTCAGGTAACAACCGGCAACCCCCGTAAAGATCATATACGAATTGGTGATCGTCAGCGATCCACCAGCAGCAGGTAGCGCTGCGATGTAGATCAAAGATGCTGCTGTTAAAGTACAAACAGAAGAGTCCGTAAACGTAACGGCGTCAAAGTAAGCTGATCCACCGTGCCATGAAGTTGTTGTGGTCGTTCCGGTCAAGGTCAGTGTCTTCGTGCCGACATACACGCTTGGATTGGCGAACGCTGAGGCCGCGGACGCCAGAGAAACATTCTTGCCAACGAGCGACACGGCCCCGGCTCCAAGCGTCGAACTGGTGTTGCGCGAGTCGAACCCGATCATCGTAGTAGTGCCATCAGTAAGCAAGAGCGAACCGTTGGAGTTCGACTTGAAAACGATCTCCTGGCCGCCGTTGCTCATCGTTAGGTTGCCCGAAGATAACGTTACCGATGTCACGTTCAAGTTGCCAGTGCTGGTGAACGTGACCTGGGTCGTGTAGCCGGCGGCGTTTACCTGCGAGGACAGCACGAGGTTGACCGTGGGGGCCGTCGATCCCTGCACCGGCTGGGCCTCGGCGATCCAGTCCACGACCTCGGAAGACGCCGTTGAGTTTGTCTTCCAGCCTCGCCCGATGAAATGAAGCCGTGGCGACCATTGTTGTGACCCGGAGCCAGCCGCCGTTGTGTTTTCCAGAATGAGACCGTCCGTCGAGGTCGCACCGATGCCGGCGATGTTGTGCGTGGCCGCCGCCGTCCAGGTGTTGGCCGATGCCAGGTTGATCTCCATCGTCACGGCCCCGGTCGAGGCCGATATCGTCAGCGTCGTGTCGCCGCTGTAGTTCGCCAGGCTCGTGACGGCCGACGTGAGGTAGCTTTGATTCACGGCTGCAGTAACGATCCCTTTGCCGTTGACCGTGATCCCCTGGAACGTGCCCACGTTCGAGTTAACCGTTGGCAATGTGGCAGTGATCCCCGTAGTACCGGAGCCGCTAATATCCCCGGAGATCGTGATCGTCTGGTTCGAGGTCAGATAGCTCAGGGCCGGGATGTCGCCGGCCACAAGAGCCCGGAACGTCGGCGTGGCGGCGCTGCCCGTCGTCGGGCCGGCCAGAACGTAGGTTGCTGTCTGCGTGGCCAGCGTAGCCGTTAGCGTGCCGCTCGACGTGACCGCCGACGACCAGGACAAAATGCCTGAAGGCCCCGACGCCCCTACGGAGGTCACGGTCCCAGCCGTGCCGTTCGACGCCGCCGTGAGCTGGCCCTGGGCGTTGACCGTAATGTTCGCGTTGGTGTACGAGGACGGCGACACGGACGTGTTCGTGATGCTGAAGACGTTAGAAGAGAGCGTCAGCCCCGTTCCGGATGTGTACGGCGTTGACGATGATGATGGTGGCGGAATGGCGCTGATCTGGCTCTGGAGAATCCTGGCCAGAGCCCCCAGTTCATCTAAGGCTTGCCAGACCGTCTCAGGCTGAAACAGAGGCCAGTCCGTGGGCGTGGCTGGGAGGTAACCCAGGGACCACTGATCTATGGCTCCGGCATCCTGGAACAACTGACCCGTGGCCCGGAGCGAGTTGACGATCTGCCGCAGAATGTCCGTGGCCCGCTGAAGCCGATCAGCCCGGTTTAGCGGATTCGCGGACGGGTTGTAGCGCGGAACCAAGGGCTTGATGTAAGTTGGCAGCCGAGCCGGCGGGTGCGGGGGCGTGTAGGGGGGAGCCGTGGCCGGATCGTCGTCTTCGGCAGCGACCCAAGGAGCACCGGGGAACGGGGGCCAGAGAAGGGGATCGTCTTCGTCCATGTCTCCCCTCAATTCATGGCCATGACCCGCAAATATTGACAGGCAATCGTGTTGCTGCTGCTCGACGCCGACCACGTTGCCGATAAATTCAGGTACTGGGCCAAATCGCCCTGGATCACTTGCGTCCACGTCGCTGTGGGCGGGGTCGTGGGCTCCAACGGATACCAGCCCGGCGATGCGAAGCCGCCAGGACTCTCCACTTTTCCGGCCCCCAGGAGGGTGACGTTGCCGCTGCCGACGCCGGCCAGAGTGTTGACAAGATCGAGCTCGAGCTGCCAGAATTGGTTTGTTACGCCGCTCTGTGTGGTGATGGCGGCCGACACGCCGATCGATGCCCCCGACAAATACGATGATCCCGACGTGGTTCCCAGGCGAAGCTGAAACGTCAGCGTGGGCGTGCCCGTGTTGCTGAAGACACCCTTGGCCAGAATATTGATCAAGCGGCCCCGGCCGAGGCAAAAGTGGCCGGCCTTGATGATGGGTTGCTCGTTGTTCGTTCCCAAGAGCGTGCCTTCGGAGCTGCTGGAGGCCAGCGCCCCGAAAACGGCCGTGTTCTGGAAGATCGTGTTAGCCCAATTTGCTTGCATGATCAGTCGCCTCCATAATCGCCGCCGTCACTGTAATCGCCGTAGCTCACGTCTGCCATATCTGGAGTCAAAGCTTCGCTTTCGTCATCGGATGGTTGCGTGTAGCCAGCGGGACCATAGTCGCCCATCAGGCCAGCATTCCCGGCAGCGCCGCTGCCAGTACCTTGACTTGATCCGTAACTTGGCCCTGTCGGATATTGCGATCCCTGGCTTCCTTGGTTGCCCTGGCTACCTTGTTGGCTTGATCCTCCTGACGCCGAATGATTCAAACTCAGGGCCTGGTCGAATCCGGCCAGCGTGGAATATTCAGCCGTACCGATACCTGCGGCCTGAGCCTGGGCGTTGGCCTGGTAGCCGAGGCTGGCAAGCCCGATCTGACTCTGATAGCCGGCCAGAAGCTGGGCGTACTGGTTCTGAATGGCCGTCGTGGCCTTGCTGTAGTCGAGCGTGTTGCCGCGCGTCAGGCTCTGAAGGACCGTGGAGTTTCCCAGGCCAGCGTTTATCATCTGCTGTTGCGTGGCCCCTTGTTGCTGAGCGTAAACGTCGGCCGCGGCCTGAAGGCTGGAAGTGTCCACGCCCTGGATAGTCTTTTGAACGTTGGCCCCCAATGTGTTGTAACCGGCGATGATACCTGGAGTGGCTGCGTTGAAGCTGTTCAGAACGCTCTGATAGCCGGCCGCGATCTGCCCGTATAACTGACCGTTCACATCCAGCATTGATTCGTAGGTGTTGTTCGATCCGGAAGCGTTACTGCTCTGACCCTGGGAGGTATTCGACGAATAGCTCGAAGAATCGCCGCCGCCTCCTCCGGAGCTATAATTCATGCTGCTGGTCTGGCTCATGATTCACCTTCGACTTTCATGGCCACAAATCTGACCGTTGCGGAGCCGTTCGCCCTCACAACGATGCGGCCACCGCGCTCGAATATCTTGAACAATGCCGCCAAGACAACTTCGTCATCGGCGTTCTGTGCCGAAAGCAGAAGCGTCTTGATCCTCTGATCTGTCGGCACGTTGAGGACGCAAGCGCCTTCGGCGTTCATATGTACTGACTCCGTTGCGTTACCTTGCCCAGTTCGCCGTCGATCTTACACCTGATCTGTTCCATGCTCCACTCGTTCGTGGATGATAGCTGAATGTAGATCGCAAATCCAGCCACCCGCACATACTCCGAAGGGTTTCTCGACTCGTTTAGCGTGCCCGTCATGACCGACTCAGAACCGATGGCCTCTTCCGCCGTCCGGCCCGTGAGGATATCATACTGAACTTCTCCGCTGGTTTCTCCCAGGACACCCTGAAGATCGTGCAGGATCAACTCCCCCATGTTGCCCGTCAAAATCGGTCCGATCAGCACCTTCGATGCGATCGGCCAACCATCGTCCATCGTAGCGAACGGATCGATCGAGCGAACGTAGCCGTCCCACGACCCGATCAAGGCAACGCGATCCCCCGGAGCGTTGCCGTCAAACGTCGTGCAGCAAAGCGGGTTGTGGTTCGGATTGGCGAACTGGTCTTGCCACCAGGCCCCTGTGCGCTGCTCGTAAAACAGATGCGTCACCGGAACCTGGGGCACGTTGCCATCCGTGACGGCGTAGGATTGGACCTGGCCCGTTGGAGTGATGAAGATGTGCAGGCCCTGGAAGCGATCATCCCAGATCATGTTGATCGTGTTCAGGCCCGTGTCGATGTTCTGTAGGAGTTGTTCGATGTTCTGACTGATGCGCTGCGGCACGTTCCCCGGCTGGGGGTTGAACATGTAGATGCCAGTCTTGTTCGAAACAAAGTAGATGTTGCCGTAGGGGTCCATGCACCACGGAGTTCCAAAGGGCATGCCCACGGACCCGGTGACGAAATCGACCTGGCCACCGTTCATCGGATCGCCGTTGATGAGGTATATCGAGTGATCGCCCCCGATCACAGCAACATCGTTGGTGTACGGGATGATGCACGTCACCACGTCGCCGACGTAGCCGGCCGGCGACGACGAATCGAGCGCAAACGCCTGCGTCGGTGTCGTTGACAAAGGCGAATAATCCCAATCGTTGGGGTCGCCCACGGCCGACGCGAAGATGGTCTGCGGATCGTCTAGGAGCCCCGACACGAGAATGCGATTCCGCCAGGTGGTGATCAGCCGCGGCAGGTTGCCGTCCGCGTCCACGGGCAAGACCGAAGTGATCGGGTTGCCCAGCAAATCGACCGTGCCCGGAACCCAGGTGTTGACCGTGTTGGCCGAGGGATTGAAGTAGACCCAATTCTTGCCGTCCGCGAAGTAGACGTTCTGATTGCAAACCGTGGACCTGACAATTCCGGAGAAGGCCAGCGGCGGCACGGCGGCGATGGCTGGGGAGGCGCCGGTCGGGTTAGTGACGTTGACAGGAACACTCCAAGAGGTGTCCCCGGACAAGGCCCAATAGACGTTCCCCTTCTGCACAGCGACGAGGGTGACAACACGGCCTGCGGAGTTCGTTTGCATGGGTTGGGTGTCAACTGAATAGTTCAGGCCCTGAATAATGTAAGTGCCGCCCGGAAGCTGGGCCGGTATGTACTGCGAGAGCCCGCAACGCGAGCCCCCGCGTTTGCGGTTCTGGATCGGCTCGAAACCGCGAACGTTGATCCCCAGGGGCGTCCCCCGGCCCCAATACTGCGGGTTCTGTTGGCCCGTAACGTCGATGCCCTGAACGACGGGTTGGCCCTGAAACGTCGTCGTGCTGACCGTGGAGGGGAGTATCTGACGGGGCCTGGGGGCCGAGAAGGCGCGCGTGAGGTCGATGCCCGCAACCGGAAAGCTGTATGTGACCGTAGTTCCCTTGAAGTTGCCGGGCATGTCATTTCCTTCTCCTGTTGCTTTCCCAATCCACGACCGCGACCCCCGCCGCCACGATCACGAACACGGGCACAAGAGCCATGATGACCAACGTGCCCAGGATTTGGCGGATGATGGGCATGGGTAGGTTTTCTCGACTCCCTTAATCGGGGTGTTGGGCATCGTCTCACCTCACGCTGGTTTGAAAGATGCCGCCGCTGCTACGTACCAAGCTTCCCCTTCCAGCGCCGAGTCGATAAACTCACAGTCCCCTGGTCCGTTGAACACGAAAGCGAACCCATAACCGTCAATGGGCACGAGTGGCGGAGTTGGCACAAGGCCTTCCCAGGTTCCAGACTCAAAAATCACAAGGCCGCCGCTCTCGGAAACGGGGCATTTCAGGTCAATCGCCATCGTCGCCGGATCAGGACCGCCGCCGTCGTAAACGTACTGGCTCTGATTGCCACTGTTGTCGCTCGGCGATAACTGATTGACTCCGCTAAATTCCCATTGAAACCATGAATTTGGATTAGGAAGACCAAGCTCCAAAAATCCAGAGGCGACAGAAATGCAGTACCAGATCGAGACGGAATTTGCGTAAAGGTCGCCAGATGACGTGACGCCAGTGATCACCGATAGCGAAGCTTGGATGTATTCATTTCCGAGCGAATCAGTGAATCCGTCCGGGTATCCGTTAGGCGGGAACGAAACCCAGCCGCCATCATCGAAAGCCTCTTCATCAAGCAGGATCACGACCAGCAGGTTGCCCTTCGTCACGCTGCCAAACGAACCTGTGCTGCTGTCTTGCACCCACTGAATGTTCCCCGTCGCCGCGAATGGTAGCGAGGTTGCCGTTGGCCCGTCGTAAGGCCAGTTCGGCGGCAGCGACACGTTGAACTGTGCCACAAGCTGATACGTCCCGGACTTCGTGACCTGCCAGTTCGTGAAGGCCGCGGTGCCGGTGTCGTCCGTGGTTGCCGTCAGCGTGCCCGTCAGAATACCCGTCTTCTGGTTGAGCAAGCTGATCGCCACGGACACACCTTCGAGAGGGTTGTCGCTGTCGTCGGTGACGAGTACGGAAGCTGAGCCGTTGGAGCCAACAGAAAGATTAGAAGGTTGAGTCGTGAAGGAAATCAGGCCCTGGACCGTCAAGCCGCCGTTATTGTAAGAGATGTTGTAAGTAGCCTTGCCTCCAGCCGGGCCGGTAACGACGGCGTTGTGCGGAATGAGCTGATAAGTCAGGCCGGAGTTTGCCGGCAGCAACAATGTCGTGGGGGGAACGTATGGAACGCCGAGAGGGACGTTCACGACGAGCGGTTGCCCCAGGCCAACAGGGACTAGGTTGATCGCGAACTGAACGCTAGTCACTTTGTCCAGAATACCAAGGCTTCCGGAAACGCTAAACTCGGTGCCTTCCAATTCCAGGGCGCTGCCAAAGATAATCGATTGGTTGTTGGCCGTGATCGTGATCTTGGCCGGGTTGATGTTCACGTTTTCTTGCTGAAATCCTGTGCCCTGGGTAGGGTAGGTTATCGGCGTGCCATCGCCGTAAATAGCACCGTTCGGATCGGCCAGAGGTCCAGAGACAAAAGGCAAAGCAATGGCCTGAGGGTCCACAACCACCTGCAACATTTGCACCTCGCTGGCGCCGCCCGGCAACTGCTGGGGGATGTACTGCGACAAGCCAGGCCTGGCCCCGCCACGGTTGCGGCCCGACGCCGGTTCCCAGCCCCGGACGTTGGTGCCGAACGCCGTCGTCATCGGCGTCTGCTTCTCCAGAGCACACGACACGTCGATGCCTAAAACGGGGAAGGCCAGCGTGATGATCTGGCCCTTGAAGCTTGGAGGCTGGGGGCGTTTGGTAGGTGCTTGGGACATGGCGTGGGTCGTCCTCCGTCATTCGGCGAAAAACCGCCAGAGGACGTTCCCGGATGTGGCGGAAGTGTGTTCTGACAAAGGGTCATTAACATTGATGTCAAACTGAATAATTTGCGATCCTAAAGTAGAAAGGTACACCCACCCCGGAACTGTATAATTCAAGCCCAGATAATTGAAATCAATTTCTAATGCTGGCAAATCTGCCAGGAAATTTACAGTAAAATCCATGAAGTAATGCGTAGAGTCGATAACGCTTCCGTCTACGCCAACCAACGAATTAGTGAGCGCTGGCTGAATGTACCCCAGCAACTGAGGAACCCACAGTTCCGCTACAGCCGAGTTGAACGAAGGAACCTTATTCCAACCCCACACCTGCAAGCCGTAAGAGTAACCCGTTGTGCCCACGCCGTAAGGGCTGAACAAAATCCGCTTCTGCTGCTCGCCCCCGTTGCCAGCCTTGTTGTCGATGACACCCGACCCAGAAGGTACTGTCGTCTGCGGCCCCGTGACGGCGTACGAAGTCGCCGTCACGTCCGCGGCGAACGCGATGTTGAAGTTCTGGGCCGTGGTGCTGAGATACATCGACACGCTCCGTTTTGTGACCCCTGCCCCAAGCTTCTTCCCTGGAGAACCGGAAACCAAGTAAGCCGCGCGGCCCGAGAACGTTGGTGCTGTAAACAGGCCATGGGGCAGAGGTCATTTCCTTAGAATTTCGTTGGTAAGTTGCTGATCTTTTTGCGCTTGAGCGAGCATGTTCATCCTGTTGATGGCGTCCGCATTGGCGATCTGCCGTTTCACGTTGTCCAGAGCTCCTTGCAGGATCATGGCCGCGAACTCCAGCGTCTTCACCGTCTTTTGGTTAAGAATCGTGTGCGGCGTTTGAGTGTCCGCGTTCCAGAAAACAGCAATATCCGGTTGCTGAATGTGGCCGTTTTCAGTCATCATGAGTTTGTCCCGGTCCCGAGCTCGGTAATTGTCGCCGCCGTGGCGCTGGTGAACGTCACCATAAAATCTCGCCAGGTGTTGGTCGCAATGGTGAGTGTGGACGTGTTCGGGTTCGTGACTCCCGACCCAACAGCAACCGTCAACGTGCCCGTGCCCTGGCCGTTGATGATCCGCAAGATGTACGAGAAACCGATAACGCAGTTGGGGATGTCCCCGAACATCTGACCTGCCGTCCGGGTTGTGATCGTGCCTGGCGTGCCCTGCGTGTTGTTGTAGACCGTGAACTTGGCCCCCGTCAACTCGCCGGCCGTGAACGTCGTCGTCGTCGTTCCCGTTGACCATTGCAACGGCGGCACGGGCGTTAGTTCACCGAAAGCCACGGCCTGCATCGTGAACGTCGTCGCCGTCGCGTAGGTCACGAGGAACGTGACCCACGTTGCCGGAGGAACGTTCGTGATCCCAGAAACCGTTACATTCGAAGCCCCCTGGATCGTGGCCGTGGAATTGGTTCCGTTTTGATAGGTCCAGTACCAGGATTGCCCGACCTGTGTGTTCGGGTAAGCGGCAATCAGATCGGCCACCGTATCCGTCGTGTCGGTGAAGGCCGCCGTGGAGCCCGTGCGCACCGTGACGCCGCCGACGATTCCGGCCGCCGTGATCGTGCCGGCTCCAACCGTACTCAGCGCCGTAATAACGGGAAGAGGCATCGATGTCATGGCGATGGTTTCGACGCCGTACATCGTGACCGTTGTCGCCGTGGCGTAGGTGACAAGGAAGCGCCCGACCGACAGCGGCGGAATGACAACGTTGCCGCTGAGCGTGACGCCAACGCCGTTCAAGATCGTCTCGGCAAAGGCGGTTGTGTTGATGATGTCCAGGAAGAAGGCCGTGCCCACGGCGTCACCGGCAAGGGCCGTGATGATGGCCGCAGCCGTGTCTGTGGTGTCGCTAAAGGCCCCCGTGGGACCGCTGCGAGTGATGAGCTTGCCGACGATCTGGGCGGCCGTCAGCGTGGTCCCGGATGTCGCCGTGACGGCACTGTTGGCCGCGGCTTTGCCCGTGCCAACCGCGCCGTCGATGTTTAGCCACGTCGCCGACGTGACGGTGCCGGTGTTGATGTAGAAGGTCGAACCGGCCGAACCGATCATGTTCTGGTAAGTGCAGCCGGGGGCGAAACCGCCGATGCCGTTCTTGGGAACGCCCGTGCCGGCGGTGTAGTCCGAGGTCAAGCCCGTGAACCCACGGAGCCAGCCGCGGCCCGGAACGAAGGTTCGCCGGCCAGAAGCGTCTTGAACATCGTCTCTCGTCACAGCCATGATCAAATCCTCTCAATACTGGGTTCCTTGAAACGTCCAGGAGCCGCCGTAGTGCCACCAAGGGCCGTTCGAAGAACCTCTGCGATCTGAGTTATCCCGGTTGTAACCGAGATTCTGCGCCTTGAACTTCTGATCCATTCCAATGCTCGCGATCAGCCTTTCCTGGAACTTCGCCGTGTGCACGCCGGGCATGTCGTCTATCATCTGTTCGGCAATCGCCAGGCAGCTTTCCAGGAGTGTTTCAGCATGAGCTGCCCCGCCGTAGGCATAGGGCTTTGATCCATCCAGGGCGTCGGGCAGCAGGTAATACTGAAACTGAAGCTCGTACTGCTGATCCGCCGCCGGCCACACGACCATCTCAAACCGTTGCCCCTCTGTCGCCCCTGTTCCCACCAGCGGAGCCACGGCCACCATCTGGGGCCGCGAAGTTGTTTCCGGGAAGGCCGCGAACATCGCCCGGATCGCCGATTCGTTCCTGACCTCCAAAGGCCACCAGACTTGCGATTGGCTGGGGGCCAAAGTTACCCGGCCCTCGATTCCGCCAAAGTCGTCCGGCAGTTGAAACTTGTTGGCCCCGACCGGAAGAACCACCGTCCCGGTCGGGTGCATGAAGCTCCAGCTTGTCGGGCTGGCCATGCCCTGCACCACAGGCGGAAAGTAGAATTGACGAAGCCCAGAGGTCAACACGTCCCGCAACCGGCCCCGCTGGAATTCCTGGCTCTTGGTAAGTCCCTTGGGGCTCAGGCGAATCAAGTCGTTCGGATATCCAAGGAACCTGCTGACCCGGTTGGCCAATTCGTAGTAAGCGATTGAAAGACTCGATTCGGCCATGATGTACCTCAACCGCAATCTTCGCAGGCGTTGCCTTCCAGGTCGGGGACGCCCGGGCCATCATTGCCGTGATACGGAGCCGTCATCGGCGTACCGTGGCTGGAGGCGTGTTCTAGCCCCTTGTCCTCGGATTCATCGCCGTACTCCTCGCCAGCATGAAAGCCTGCCGGAGTGCCGTGCGCAGCGTTCATGTGGTGATGGCTAGCGTGCGCCATCTTGTCTTTCTTCTTGCTGTGATGCTTCTTCTTCATGATCCGGTTCCTTAAACGTGAGTCTCGTTCGGTAGTTTGCGTTTCTTCCCGCCCTTCTTGCCGACCTTGGCGGGAAGCGGCCCCTTGTTGTCGTAGTGGTGCTTCTTCACCCAGGTATGCCCCTTTGTGGCGTTCAGAAACTTTCTCTGCGCTTCACTCTTGGCCGGCATAGATTGGATCACCTCCAATCCTGGGTTAGGGTCATGCGAGAGACTGCTGAGCCGCGTAAATCCAGTCCACATCAGCATTGACCGAGGCCGTCGTACTCTGCTGCATCCACGCAATTGTTGGGGTCATGAACGTGATCGGGAACGCCGCCGTCGTCAAGCCCCCCGTGTCGCTCGATATGAAGGCCGCGGCGATCTGACCGTTGACGTACACGGTAATAAGCGGCGTTCGCAACGTGCCCGCCGTCTGACCGGCCGTCGTGGAACTGCTGACCAGAACCTTCTCGGCGTTCGGGTTGAACACGAAACCAAGCTTATAGAAAGTGGCCCCGGCCATGGCCGTGCCCGTAACCGTGTTGATGATGTTGCCAAGGTTGGCCGTGTACGTCGGCGTGCCACCGGCCAGGTTGTACACGAAATCGAAGTCTAGGCCGTGAGTGGCCCCGCCCCGTTTGTGGAAACCGATAAAGCCGGGGGCCGTCGAGAGTGTGCCTCCCGTGTGTGTGATCGGCACAGCCGAGGCCGGCAGCCCAGAGGCATCTACCAGCCCAAGAAACATATCACTTGTTGAGGCAGCTACTGAGGCCGTGCTGTTCTGAACGCGGCATTCAAAGGAAAGTCGGCCCTGAAACGTGCCGCTGGAATTCTGAATCTGAAAAGGGTTGGTCAACGACCCCAGGGCCACACCTTGATGGGCCGTGGTCGAAGCCGCCAGGTGAATGCCGCCCCCGTAGATGCCAGAATCGGTGATTGCACCGTTAGTGTCGAGGTAGCCGTACCAATCCTGAGATGCCCCAAAATTGGCGGCGCTGCCCGTGGCTGGCGAAATTCCGCAGCCAATGAAATCTTCGAACATCTTGATGCCGGTGCGCGGGTCTTGCTCGAAATCAGCCCACCAGGCCCCGGGGGCCCCCGGTTGATTCCAGATCGACGGCGACGGACCGCGCGTCAAATCCTGAATCGTGTTGTTGACCATATTGACAGTTTTCACAGCCATGATGGACTCCTATTTCACAATGAGAGAGTCTTCGAGATTACTGGGGGAGCGCACGGGCATTTGCGCGTGCAACTGTCGATCGACTTCCGAATCCTGAAGAGATTGGGTCAACGTCGCCGTGTCAACCTTGATGTCCGGGGCTCTGCCGATCTTGTCCACATCACGGTAGACACGGTAGCTGATCGTCACCCTCACCAGCACGTCGCCAGGAGACAGTTTGACAGGCGTGCCCACCTTGACCGTCTCGTAGATAGGCTGCCCGGCTTCGTCGATGCCCGTCATCTCCTGAACGTCCTTCGTGGGCATCTTCGTATTGCGCCGGCCGGCCTTGGGGTCTCTGATCACGGGCTCGAAAGTCACGCTATCAGCGGAGAACCCTACCATGTGACGGCAGTAGCCGTGATCGTCAAGGCCCCGTTCGAAATTGCAGCCGAACGGGCACGCGCACACATGCTTCGTGGGCGCGCCGTTGAACTGGTTCTGGGCTTTGACCAGTTTCGAGCGCGTGTCTCGCTTCAGAATGGAACGGTCAATCGAGACAGGAGTTTCGGTTTCGATCATCGTTTTCCTCGGTTCATCCAGGGTAAGTCGTTCCAAGGGCGATCACGCCCCCTGTTCTTCGGTTACGGGCCACGGGCTGATAGGCCAGATCGAGGAAGTGGCCTTCAACGGTATGCTGTCCGGGATAGTTCGGCACATGCGTTTCCTTGAGCCACCAATCCTGAAGGACGAACAACTTGAAATCGCCCCAGGGGATCAGGTAGATCGGGTTGGTCGTGTCCGATTCCAGGCGCGGAACCCAGGTGAGCGGCGTTCGCAGAATCACCGTCTTCCCGTCCTGGGAAGCGATGTCCACGCCCAGGTTGCTATTCTGGGCCATGAGCAATTCTTCAAGAGGCCGGATGACGCCGTAGTTCCCGAACCAGCCCGGCTGGTCGCCGGTGTTGAACGACGGGATGCCGTCAACGGGCGGCTGGAAGTCAGTAAACAAGGCCATGCGGCTGATCTTGCGAACTAAATCGTCGAGGCTGACAGCAACGTATTCGTCGGTGTACGAAGCCCAATTGGGAACCAACGTCGGGTTCAAGCCAACCGTCGTGTAGCCGCTGGGGACGGTGCCGTAGAAACCCTGGGTCGCGGCCTTGGGGAACCATACGTTGATTCCCCAAGGAGTCAGAACGTCGGTGACGGCCGGAGGAGCGCCCCAATAGTTGTTCTCCATCAGCACAGCCAGCGAAATCAAGGCCCGGATGCGCCGAGTCTTGATGTAGTCCACGATGCGGGCCGGCTCCCGGTTCATGGAAATGACCTGGCCGATGATGCCGTAGTTGGCTGTGGTGAAGCGCCAATCGGCCGTCGCCAGGGCCATACCGCCGTCGTCAATGTTCAGGTTGTCACTCGCGGCCAAGCCAACGTTGGCGGCGCTGCCGTTATCGGAAATCATCACGTCCCACTGAAAACCCGTGCCCGACCGGAACACGACCCGGTTCTTGCGAACGAGCTGCCGCATGGCGATCAGGCGCTGAAAGGGTGTGGCAATTTCCGTGAATCTCGGCTTGCCGAGATCGCGTAGCGTGGTCGCGGTCAAGTCCGTGATCTGTGAAGGGGTCAGCGTCGGGGTGGCCATGAAAGATTCCCTTAATCAAAGAAGTCGTCTTTGGTTGCCGTGCCGCTTTGTTCCGGATTGGCGGAAGTAACGTCGCCCGTGCCCATCTCGCGCAGCAGCGCTTCAACGCTCCGAACGGCCTTGCCGTCGCTGGGAGGTTCAGGCGCGTTGCGGCGTGCCGTGGGCTTGGCGACGGTGCCGTTCATCCAGTCCTTGCGGGTTTTGTTGAGTGGATCAGCTTCTTCGGTTTTGGAAGATTCAGTCGTGGTGGCCACGGGGTAGAGTGCCCGGGCCTGAAAGGCGACTTCGGAAGCGATCAGCCCGGTGTCCTGGCCGATCTGCTTGAGAGTGCGCTGGAAGACTTGCACACGCCGGGCGAAGGCTTCCGGGTTGGACCGCTCGACATCGGCGCCAGTGCCGACGCCGAAAATCTTCTCGTAGGGCTTGCCCAAGGAAGCGATGGCATTGTCAAACTGACTGGCGATCTGACGGTTGCGGCGCTCAAGGTCGCGCTTCTCGGAAGCGGCTAGCTTTTTCTCGACTTCCTTGACCCGCTTCAGATTGTTGCCGAGAACGCGCTTCAGTTCCGAGGTCAGCTCCGGGGCCAGTTGTTGTTCAAGAGACCCGAGACTGACTTCATCTTCAACAAGAGCCGGCGCTTCGCGCTGCGGAGCGTTGTACGTGGTCTGCTCTCGATGAGGAAGCCGCGCCCGTTCTTCCGCCAGGCGACGTTGAACCTTGGTATTAATGCGCTGTATTTGATCGCCGAGAAGGTTGGGATCGGTGGCGGTAATCTCTTCGTCCGTGAAGCCCTGTTCCTGGGCCATGCGAACGAGCCACGCCGGATGCGCGTGGCCTTGCGGAGTTTCTTCGGGAAGTGGAGAATTGGCGGCAACGGTTACTTCGGCGGGGGCCTCGATATCGAGTTCCGCTGCCTGGTTTTGTATCTGCTGTTCGGTTGTCAGCGTTTGTTCATCAGCCACCTTTGCCGCCAATGCACCTGTTCTTAGAATCTATCGTTACAAAGAAGTGAAAGAGTTGTCAACTGGTTTTTGAAAAATCATGCCGCACACAGCAGATACTGCATCTGGCAATTAGCCGTGGATGCCAGCGCGTATGGCACGCAAGCCGGCGGCAGCCACAACCACGCAAACCCCCCATACACGTCGGCCCCATTCGCGGCCCCGTACAGTTGCGCCAAGGCAGCAGAGGAGTTCCCGGAACCGTTGAACAACGTGATATAGTTCGTCGGATCGAGGTTGCGGAAGAAGGCCATGCCCAGATTGCTCCCAGAGAGCGTGCCGAGAGGAACGGCCGTTGCCGACGTGGAGACAGTCAGTTCACCCATGACGATGTTCGGGTTCGTGGAAGCGATGTTGAACTGAAGATTGGTGAAAGAAATGCCCGGCAGCACGAACAAGGGCAGATTCTGAAAACCCAAACTTCCCGAACAGACGATTGCGTTGGTTGTTGCCATGGCATCCTTTGTAACACACGTCCCCAGGACCGTCAAAACGTTTCACTGGCGTACCGAATCGCCGCCTGGGGCCGTGGCCTCCTGAAGTTTGGTATGTTCACGGCACTCAAACTGTTCCCCGGCTCTACGGCATGCGACAGATTGGCGACCTGCCTCATTTTCATATTCAGAACTCCATCCAAACGCCTTTGTCGATGCACCCATGCCAACTCAGCCCATCATTGCCGCCGCTCACCAAGATCGAGTTCGAGCCCCACGGCCCAGCGACAACCGAGATCGTCCCGTCTTCGTGCTCTTCGACATGGTGGCCCCTGAGGTTGCCGTAGAGGTCGTTCGGCGTACAGCAATGCCAAGTGCCGTCGTCGACCTTCCAGTAATCGCCAGGTTCCTGCAGGGGACGAGATCCGTTCTCGCGAAGTACCGGGTAGACTCGTCTGCCGGGAGCTTTGGCTATGGTTTTCATTTCCACCTCTCGATTGCTGCATCAATCGCCTCACGAAGCGTCGGCGCGTTGAGCGTCGGGAAGCCTTCCCGGACGAGAAATTTCGCAGGCCGGCGAGGCATATCTGGCAGAAGTCGTCGTCAGGCGTCATCAGCTTTTCGAGCCAGTCGATGCGGGCTTTGTCGGTCATGCTTTCACCAGTTACCCATTCGTGAGATACCAATGCCCCTCGCACTTGCCGTCACGCCACAACCTGCAACCCAGCGAAGGTCTCTTTTGCCTCTTGGCACGTCGGGCATTTCATAGCTTCAACTTGGAAAGAGCCTTGCAGTTCTTCAGGATCGTGATGATCGCTGGCTTGGAATTCGGTGATGCCGACAGGCTATTGACGAACGTCTGAAGCGCTTGAACGTCGGTCTGCACCTGTGCCGTCGCGGCCGTGCTGTTACTCTGTGCCGTGGTCTGGGCCTGCGTTGCCGCCGCGGCTGCACTCGTCGCAGTAGCCAATGTGGCCGCAGCCGCGTCCGCAATCGCTTGATCGGCGGAAGCCTGGGTCGCGAGAGCCAAGAGTTGCTGAATCTGCTGGTCGGTCAGGGGAGGCATGGGAAATCTCCTTTGAAGCGTAAAAGTATTCAGGGTGACGACGACGAATCGCCCGCTGTTCAAGATACCACATTATCACGTCCGCCGTGGCCGCAAGGGCCAAAACAATCCCCAGGAACACGGCGGCGATGATTTCGTCCATCACGTTCCCCCGGTGAACGCCGATATGAACGCCTCGATAATCGAATAGAGGGTTGGCAAATATTGCTCGATCAGGGCAATGATCGTGGCCCAATCGATGGTCCCCGGTAACGTGGCCCAATCAAGCGTTTCCGTGGGCGGCAAATTCATCTTGGCCAGAACCATCGGTTCCAGGGCCGCGACGATCGCCTGAGATTCCGGAGTGGGCGGGTTGCGGAGATACGAGTACAGTCGCTCCAGACGAATCGACCGGATGGGCATGGCCTGAAGCTGGTTGAAGAGGGCTTCTTCGAAATCCATGGGAAGGTTCCTTTGTGAAAAACCCCTGTTCCGGTTAATTTACGGCACTCAGGGGTTCAGGAGAAACGCCGTGACAAAGAGATGTTTCAGTAACTCACCACGCTCCGGGGTCTGCCGAAGATACCGTAGTGGATGATCGTTCGCCCTCCGCTCGTACCGATCGTGCTGCTCGTCCCGCACGAACCGCTCGTGCAACTCGTGGCCGGAGCCGACGAGTAGAACGACAGACCGGCACTGGTCCCGCAAGAGCCATTGGCACACGCGCCAGCCGAATATACGGGTGCGCTCGAGTATGCCGGTGTAGCGTAATAATTGCTCACGGGTGGCGTCCAGGCTGTAGGCTGGGCGTAGTAGTAAGCGGGCTGTGCCGTCGTCGCCACAGGGGCCTGGTAGCTCGTCGTCTGCGCCTGCACGCACGGGCAATACTGCGTTGTCGTTGTTTGCACTGACAACTTGTCAACCTTCGCCGTCAGCGATGTCACTTGAGCTTGGAGCGTATTGATCGCCGCCGTGTTCGCGTTCAGTTGGCCCGCGATTGCCGCGTTGTTCTGCTCGATCTTGCTGATCCGGTCCATCACCGTGTCCTGGCCATAGCTCGCGCCGGCGAGTGCAAAAAGTGCAGGAACACTCAGTAACAGGGAGGCCAGAAAAAAACACTTGTTCTTCATTGGTTACTTCACTCCAATCTTTTTTTGAAGGTCAAGAATTGCGTTCAGGATACGATCCTGAGCCGCTTCAAGGCGATCTAGCCGAGGCGTCATCGCGTCCACGACCGTACCCGGACCAGACTTCTCAACAGACACAGCCGGCGGTCCCAGGGCTCGCTTGCCGCTGCCCTGGACGACGTACTGGCCATCCACGCCCGCGCCGAAGCCGGACATGGAGATGGTCTTGCTCCCAGCCGGAGGCGTCGGCTGGAGCGTGTAAGTTCCGTCAGGCGGCGAGCCCGACAAAGTTACCGTGATGCTCGCTCCCGGCGTCGGCGTGGGAGTTGGTATCGGCGGGGTAGGTCCGGGCGGAACAGGTGACGGCGGCGTGGGGCCGCTCGGGGGCGGGAAGGCTGAAATTACCGACGCCGGAATTTGTTTACCGCCGGCGCTAACCCAGGCCACGGCCTGAGTCGTTATGTGCCGGCCATGGGAGTCAAACCCAGTAGCTGGGTTGAACTGACGAGTCGAAAAAACAACAAAGCATTGTGGCTGAACCTGGGCCACGAAAGCGGGAGTAACGAAACAAAAAGTCCCCCAGGTGTACAGGGTGTAATTTCCGTTCGTCGCGATATCCGTAAGTGGTGTGTAGTGACCATTTTCCGGGTCCGGCGTGACTGGGGCATCATAGGTCTGACCTCCAGCAAAGCTGTTGATGAATGAATCCGGCACTGACCAGGCCATCTGGATCGTATAGAACTGGTCGATAGCGTACTGCGCCAGCGGCACGTTCGTCACATCAATGTCGAGGCTGTCAACCACGAGCGGATTGGCGTTCGGGGCCGACGCCGGCCACGAGCCCGAGGCCCCGGCAATCCCGTTCCCCGTCACCCACAGGCCACCCTGACCGACCAGCATGGATTCGTCCGTGCCATTGTCACCTCCGCTGATCGCCAGGTACTGCTGTATGATGGCGTTCTGGTCGAACGTGCTCTGCGTCCAACCGCTTTTTCCCTGGCCGAATGTTAGGATGTTGTCAACGTGGCAACACATCGCTGGCCCGCAATCACCGTAGGTATCGTTACCATCCATCGGCGCTACCACAGTCTGGCTGCCGGTGCAATCCACAGGCAACGTCGTTGCCGGGATCGCCTTGGGAATCTTGAAGTCCCGGCCCACCTTGGCCTTCATCTTGTCGCGATTGATGAAATAGGCAAAGTGGCCGCCGTTAATGAATTTCTTATGGTCCACCCACACACGCTTTGTCGTGGCCGTGGGGGCGTTGACCGGAACTTTGTGCTGGGCGTCCGTGTCGCCACCGACGAAAGCAAAGGCCAACAAAATTGCACCAACAACAGAAATCGCCCTTTTCAGTGGCTTTCTTCCGCCGATAAATCTCTTGAGGTTTTTCTCGGAAATTCCTTGGACGCGATTGTACGGGCCGTTTAACTGACAGATGATCCTGGCATCGACGCGCTCTTGTATGGTTTCACGTTTCATGCGATGTTCTCTCCTTGATAGAGGTCTTCATACCAACCTTCGACCTTGACGACGTATTCGTGGGCCACACTCTCATATTTCACGTCCAGAGACTTTTCGCTCAGAACCTTCAGATGGGCCAAGCAGGCATCGACCCATTCAAGCATGGCCTGACCAGATCGTAAACCGTACAGTCGAGCGGCCCGGTTGCCGAGTTCGATCAACTTGCCGTTTAGATAGTGAAGTTCTGGTTCCGTGTCCACGATCTTGTCGATCTCTTCGGGAGGCGGCGGTTGCATTCCGGTCAGAACGTGAACCATACCGGCAAGCTTGTCTCGCCACAGTTCCATACGGAGAATGATGCCGCCCGACAGATCGTTCCATTCTTCCTGTTTCACACCGCGGCCCCCTTCTCGTTGGCGATTTGCTGCCGGATGAACGACTCCAGGTAGCCAGCGAACGTGCCCAGCGCCGGACTGTACTGCGTTAAGGCCGTGATGAGACAGGCCATGATCTGGGACCACGGCATCGACGCGCACAGCTTACCAATAACGGCAGAAACGCCGGGATGCTGTTGGTCAAACGCGGCAAGGATCGCTTGCTTGAAACTATCAAAGATCATCGGTTTTTCTCCTCTGGAAATTGTAAGAAGCAAACACGTTGCCGCATGTATCCAGGAGTTTAGCCGAACGCCCTCCGAACGTCAAGATGTCACTGGCGGGCGTCAGCCTTACCTTTCTCGTATGCCGCGTTGCCCGTCGCCTTGATAAGGTCTTCCATGCGCCCGTTGATTTGCTTGTGAATTTCAACAACAGAAGCGGCGGCAGCTTTCACGTCGTCCTTCGCTTCAGAAGCCACAGAAATGGTTAAATCCGTGTTTTCCTTGAGTCCTTTCTTGAGGTATTTATTATCGGCACGTTGCCGGAGATACATGATAATCTGACCAATGGCGAGAACAAGAAAGCCAAATAACGATTCCCAAAAATGATCGCTCATTTCCTGACTCCCGGTTCGTGAATCGGCCCCTTCCCGTTGGCGTACACGCACGCTGCCGACATCGATCTGACCAACTCAATCGTCTGCTTCTCGATGGCAATTTCCATCTTCTCATTGCGCTTATCGAACTGACAATGCAGATCGACAAGAGCATTGGTGAACGTCACCTGAAGTTCGCGAACGTGATCGCCAGAGGCTTTCATGATGCCCTTCAGGAGATCGTCCTTGCCATCGATAATTTCCTTGAGCTGCTTATCCTTGGCAGGCAGATGAATGAACATGAGCCACGACAGCACCGCCCCCAGGAGACCGGCCCCGACCCAGCCGGAACCGCTCAGGGCGTCAACGCTCGTTTGCGCGAACAGTTCATACATCACGCCCTCCGCTGCTGGTCGTGGTATTGCTTTTCCATGGCCGCGATCTGTTCCTGAAGCCCCTTCGGCAACTGCGGCCTCTCGCGCGCTTCCTTGGCGGCACGTTCAGGATCGATAATCTCACGCACGATTTGCTCGCGTTCGTCACTGGCCGATCGAGCGTACAAATCGGCCATGTTCTTTTGCGGATCAGGTGCGGGGGCGACATCGCCCTTATACCTGCCCGGGCTGCGGTTCTCGTCCTTGTTGAAGTAGCCGTAGGCCCTAAGGTAGCGATCTTGATGTTCGCGGCTGGTCAGTATCGGCCGGCCATTGTTATCGAAATCCGTGGGCACGCCCTTTTTGATCGCGTCTTCGATTGCGGCTTGGCGCTGCTTGGGGTGAACGGCAAGGGCAACGCAATGGACCGGCTTAGACCAATCGACCTGGATGTTCAGATCGTCGCCAGCCTTGATCTTCTGCGGTGGCAAAATGGCGGCGTCGTACTCTGCCTTCGACACTTCCTTGGCGTCGATGTAGAAGGTGTCGGGCCGACCAAATTCCCCGAAAACGTGGCGAAGTTTCACTGTCCACCTCCGGTTTGCTGAGGATTTCCGCCAGGATTTTGCCCGCGCAGGAAATTACCCATCATCATGTTGTCGCCCCTTTGCGTTCTTCCCGGCTCGCTGATGCGAGTATACGTCCTTTCGGTCTGGGGGGCCATGGTAGGTTCCTCGCCCATACTGCCCGCGCCCGTGCCGCCGCCTTGACCAGGCTGGGGCTGGGGGGCATCCATGATCGTAAACATCTCCTGAAGATCGGGGTTGTCGGTCAGCTCGCCCACGCGCTTGAGGTAAAAGTTCATGTCGGGCTTGATGCCTTGCTGGGCCAGGAGCGGCATCAGCGGTATCAAATCCTTGAGGGCCTGCTGAAGCTGCATTAGCCGGCCCTGCGGCGTCTGAAGCTGATAGCTGTACGGATCGACGCGGATGTCAAGCTCGTCCCACGGCACGCGCCGACGCATCTCCGGTGTCGTCACCTGGGGAACCGACAGCGACGGCATCCCCGGCAAGCTAAAGGTCGTCTTGTACGTCTTGAATGGATCGTTGTGAATATACCAGCAGATAGCCTTACATGCCTTGGCGATGGCCGAGGACACGTTCTCCTGCATAGCCATCATTGTGCCCGAAGCGTTAGCGTTCAGAAGCTTGTCCTGAGTGGCCGTGCGAGATTGCGGAGCCAGGCCGCCGAGCATTTCCATGTTGCCGGCCTGAGTGCTAAACTGCTGGATCGCTTCCTTGAGCATGAGCAGCAGGTTCTGGTTCGGGCCGTCCATGACGATGGGCTTGATGCGGTCAGGATTATCAACCCGCGGCCACGAACCATCGTCGGCGTTCATGAGACGGTCGGCATCTTCTTCAGAACTGCCGGCCCAGGTGTTGAGTTGCTTACACCTCTCCGACTGACGCGCCAATTTGCGATAGATGTTGTTGACAAGGCAATGTTGGTCGTACAGGTCATGGATCGGGGCCTTGAACCTTATGTTGCCGGGAACTACCTGGGCGCCAAGCATGTGGTATGGTCCGCAGTCGGGGCCGATCCAACGATGCTCGCGAAGAATGTCTCCAAGAGGATTGCCGCCAGAGTCGGCCGGGAACGTTACGATGGTCCGTTCCCTGGGGAGATAAAATTCCCAGAGATCGACCATCGGCTTGTACTCAGACGTGGTATCGACGTTGTATGTCGTGCGCGAAATCACGTCGATCCGCTCGTCGCCCTCCTGGTTGAAAAGCGGGTCGTAGGATTCGACGAGCGTCTTCCTGATCTTTGCATTGTAGAGGTCGGAATTCACCACCGTGTCGAGCGGCACGCGGCAGCGATGGCCGATGTAGCTCACCTCCGACCAGTCCTTGGCGTGGCCGTCGTAAACGAAATCGTCGTCGTCAACCACCTGGGCAAACGGCTCGCCCGCGTGCAAATCCCAGGCTAAATGCGCAGCGTCTGACGGCGTGGCCAAGGCGATCTTGAGCACGCCCATCGAAAATAGGTGGTTCGTGACCCAGCGGCGGAAAGTCTCGCCAAGGTCCATCGCTTCAGACTCGCGGTTGAACGTTGACTGAAGACGCGAGGCGATTGGCCGGTTCTCGCGGCGGAACGTGGAGAGCATGGCCCGAGGGCTCTTGGCCACCAACGAACGGGTGACGATGTTGACGTAGAGAGCCAGAAGGTTGATGAAGACCGGATGCGACGTTCCTTCTTCGGAATAGTTGCGGCCGACGTATTCGAGAACGGCTTGGCGTCGGGCGTCCCGTGGGTAGCGCAACATGAGCCGATCGCGCTGCACGGCTGCCACAAGCCGTCCAGGATCGACGCCCCGCGCCGAGACGTGGTAGCCGTTGCCGTTTGAATTGGCTTCGGCAATGCGCCCGCGTCGTTCCAGTTCGTTCAAGATGTTCTTTCAGCACCTGTTCTTACACCCACGCCTCTTGCCTGCGCTTCAAATCCTTGTGGATTTCCATGCGCCACTGGAGCGATCCGGTTTGAACCTTCTCGGCCACTTTATTGATCCGGTTGACGCCGAGAAGGCCCATCATCATGCAACAAATGCCATCAGCAACGGTTTGATCTCCGTGGTTATCCTTGGCTCCCGATGAATCCATGCTCATGGTGACAGCTCCGTAGGTCGGATAACCATTCTTGTTATACTTCCACGCCTTCATTTCCTCAAGCGCGGATTGGGATCGGTTCATAAAGTCGCCTTTCTTCAGAGCTGTTTCGTACTCCTTGAGCATTATTTTCATATTCTCTGGCATCGGGTTGAATCCGGGATCGTTTGCTTCTCGAAACTTTCCTCTCAGCACCAAGTCTGTGTGATGATAATAAACGTGGCGATATCCCATGGCCATGAATTTCTTGGTGAACAAGGCGCCCGGCCCCTTGTGTTCCCAGGAAAAAAGCGGCGGCGTTCCGGACTCGTCAAGAAACAAGCTCAAAAGAGCAAAACAAAAAATGGTAAATTCATCCGGCGACAAGTGAGGATTCTGGTACTCCAGAACCTTTTCCCCGCAATCCGCATTTCCCAGAGCGATGCACGACGGCGAAGCGCCCGTGCCCATGGAAATATCAGCACCACCGCCGTAGCGGGCGGCAGGAATCTTGCCAGCCACATTCGGCATTACCCAGAGCCATAACCTCCCTTCTCGATTCGGAACGAGGACGGCTCCCTTGCCGGTTTGCCTGTCGTACTGAAGTTCGCCGGTCCAAAGCGGAGAACGGGCGTGGCGGCGCTGGAGTTCATTTATCAGCACCGCGTCAAAAAACTGACTGACCGAGCCGGCGGGGTTGATGTCGAGGTCGCGCGATATTCCCCACGGGTTTTTTTCGCCAATCCTCTTGACCATTTCGTCATACCAGACCGAGCGCAAACCAGGCCGCGGACCTCCCAGAGGCTTGCCGTCCTTGACAAACTCGTAATCGCCAGGGAACGTGTAGGTCTTGTCGAGGACGCGAGGAGGGCTGTCAGAGACGTAAGCCCCGGTCATTTTTTCGGGGTGCTGGCTCCAGTGCATCCGCAACTTGTACACTTCCGGCGTGATCGACAAATCGTAGAATTCCGTGTCCAGGCCCTCGTGGGTCGAGTTGAAAATGCAGCAGTCGGACGTGTGGGCCGTGCCGACGCGAATCTCGGCCCCGTTCTTCACCTTGGCAAATTCATCCATGAGCATGGCCCGGCAGCGGCCGGATATGCCGGCGTCGGACGTGCAAGCCTCGCCCGTGATCTGCGTCGTCGAATCGTCGTCGCGGCCGAAGAAGCGCTTCTTTCGTTCGATGCCGCACCTGGGCAACAGCCAGCGCGGCAGGTTTTCGATGGCGTAATCAAGCTTCCAGAAAAGGGAGTCGGCGTCGGCGCTCTCGACCTTCTCTTCGTTGCGGGAAATGCAGTGGAATTTCGAATACGGGTGGAAGAGGAAGTACCAGAGGAACACGAGCAAGCAAAGCCAGCTCGCCCCCATCTCGCGCGACTTCTCGATCAAAAGACTTTTCTGGTTCTCGATCACCCAGATCAGGCCGGCATCGTCAATCTCGTCTTCGTCCTCGCCTTCAGGCCACGGAACGCCGGGTTTCTTGAGGAGGGCCCTTTTCTGTAGCTCCCATGGAATGAAGGGCATCGCGGCGACAAGTCCGGATTTCTTGGGGTTGAACTGCCAGACGAACAGGCTGATGAAAAAGAGGATGTCATGCTTGCACATCTCGCGCAGTCCATTCTGAAGATCAAGGTCATACTCGGCCCTTTTCAGAATGCCCAGACGAATCTTGAGGTTGTCGAGCGGATCGTCAGGAATCTTTTTCCACCACGTCATTCGTTTGGTTCTCGTTCATTTTTTATTTCTCGTGTTAATTCCTCGATCAACGCCTCGCACTTCTCAATGGCCCGCCGCGTACCCTCGTCCGGCCCCCGCGGATCGTGGACGACATCGCCATGCTCAACCGCTTCGCCCTTCTGCTGGGCCTTCCATTCCCGTTCCGCCTTGGCAAGACGATCGGCAAACTTGGGCCAGTCATCCTTGGCCTGGTCGCGCTCCTTCTTGTACGCTCCGCTGGGCGGCTTGCACGTTTGCTCGACGTTTGCAAAGGCCCACCTCATGGCCCGGAGGCTTTCGGGAATGTCGGGCTCGTCCTTTTCCGTGCCGATGAACAGATCGACCTTGACGGCAATAGCGTTGCCGGCCAGATTTGTTCCTGCCGCGTGCGCCTCTGCTTGACGTTGACGCATCTGATCACCCATGGCGGCGCGCTTCTCTTCCGTCCAGGCAGACGATCTGGTATTCGATTTTCTTCTCTTTCTGTCCATGTATCACTCGGAGTTGCAGCGCTGTATCACAATCGGGATGCACAACCAAGCCGCCAGGAAAGGCGGCTGATTTTCTGGTGGAACTCGGCTGCAGGATTCCTTCAGGTTGTCGATCAGTTTCTGTATTTTGTCCATGGATTGCCCCAAGAAAAGAAAACCCTTGCCAAAACCTTCCTACGCAAACTAAAGTTTAGCGTTCGCTGCCGTGCCCTGGCAAGGGAAAAGTTTTCAGAATGATCTTGCTTTTTGGTCTTGGGTGTGGAAAATAAGATGAGCCGGGCCAACCCGCAAAGATTGCCCGGCTCTGAAACTGACCCGTGACCACATCGTAACGAACCATACCAGGGTTCGTCAAGGTCACGGAAGATTTCAGCGAAAATACTTTGCAAAGGCCCCTGCCAGCCCACAGGTTCCACGCGCAAAAATGCTTTGCGCAGCGCAAAAAAATGCTTTGCGCCGACTATTTTTTCAAGATTTCCAAACTGGAGTTTCGGGAGGACGATTTAGCGTTCCCTGAAGCTATCTCCGGCCTCTGACAGTCAACGAAACGCCTGAAAGTGGCGTTTATGTGCAAAATGTCCACCTTCGGGGCGCAGCGCCTCGACCAAACCCGATCGGGCCTGGTATGACCCGTAACGCTGCCGAGGAGCCATCCTGTGCCTCATACGCCTGGATGTACCGCGTCAAAAGGCCAACTCTGACCCTGCGGCCCCACCACAGGCCCCTAACTCCATGAACGGCGTCTCTTCCTGCTACGGTGCATCCCGTGTGCAGTACGCCAAGGTCAAAGTAGACTGCACCCTCCTCGGGTCTCTTTTATGCACTCGCATATGGGGGAACCTTAGGAGGGGGTACAGGCACGTTCGCTGCTCCTTCGAAGTGGTACTCCACGAGAGGAGCACGGATTGAATCCGCGCGCCATGGACAGTTCTTCTCGCCCCAACTGTCAACCCTTTTCGGACAACAATCAACGTACAGGCCCCTTTGCAGTTAACAATGTACGGTAAAAGGATTTACCGTCATTTTGTAACCGTAAACATTATCCGCAAACCTTCTACAGTTCATTGCTCACTGTCCACGGGCCCGTACCTTGTTCGTGATCCTTTTTCTGTGTGCCTTCTCGGTTGGTTTGTGATTTAAGTCTGTGTGTTTGAAGTGGTTAACCTCACTTCCGCGCCCACACAGGCCCGTGGAGGGTCTGGGCACAACAGCAGCGTGACGGTCACCACCAGCCGGCGCGCGCCGGCGGGTGGCTGGTGCTGAGGTGGGGATGTGGTGGTGTGCGTGGGTGGGTTGCGAGTGGGTTGGACGCACAGACGCACAGACGCACCGACACCGACGAACCCACAGAAGCACGAACACACGGCCACAAGGCAACACAAAGCAGCGCGCACAGAACACCCAAGACAGATAACCCAACGTAGATCACCCGTGTTCGGGCAGAGTGCACGATGGATCACGCGCGCGCGGATTGATCTTGGGGATTTTGACGGGGCGGGAAGTGGTGAAGGCGAATGTTTCGCCGGCCGCAACAGCCTGGCAAGGAGACGAAGATGACGAAGATGTGCGAAGTTGAAGTGTGCGTGGTGGTGGACGCGGATGGCAACTATGCCGCGGGCGTTGATTTGGAGAGTGCGACCCAGAGCTACAACGACACGATTGGGGCGCTGGAAGCAGCGGAGGGCTTTCGGGTGGTATACGTCAAGCTGTCGGTTCCGCTGCCTGAAGCGATTGTCCTGGTCGGCGAAGTCCCGGCCGATCAGGCACAAGCGAAGATGTTGATTACCCAGGCGTGAGTTAGGGTTGCACGGTCCGAGGTGACGGGCTGCTGGTCGCTGGCAGCCCGACGCCGTGTATCGTGATTGTCGGGCAGGTGCTCGGCAACGCGGCCAACCGGCGATCTGGTTGGAGGACGCTAACTCGGAGAATGAACATGAGTTATTTTACCAGTCCGGCCGGCGTCAACTGCGATTGTGGCCAGCCGGCCATGTACACTGAGCTCAACAATGCCCCATGGGGCATTGTAAAATGCAGGCAGTGCGAATTAGCCGAATACTTTGCCAGCGAACGTCGCCGCTGGCAAAGTATCGTTAACGAGTTCGTCAACGATCCGCTTGGCAGCGATGATCTGGCTACCAGGATTGATCTGCCTCGCGATCTTGGCGACATCGTCAAGGCCGCACTAAAAGCCAAAACGACCCACTACGGGCACCGCATGACGGTTGCCAGAGCCAGGGAAATTGGCGATCCAATCGCGCACGCCCTATCCATCGGCGCCGTATATGTCACTCGCTCATCCACTGGCGGCGCGATGTGGGGCGTATGTCGTTGCGACGCGTCGCCGGAAGAGATCCGGAGCGATTGGTGGGACGAACCTTACGCCTTCGCGGGCGGCGCGGCTGCAGCGGCTGTTCGCGACGCAGCCGGCCGGGGGGCCCTTGTCGCCATTGTTGATGGCGCGGTAGTGCTGTGTCCAAAGACGACTGGTATTGAGGGGGCCGACATTGGTGACTGGTCGCGAGCGGCGGACCAGGCCAAGGTCTCCCGTTCCGTCGCAAGCGTGCTCGGGAGAATCTCATGACCTGGTCGTGATGCCCCCCATTCGCACCGAGAGGCCGCTTCCGCAGCTGGTGCGGATCGCCCTTAAGAATAAGTAGCGTCCCTGGTTCAAAATTTACACAAGGAGAACGATCATGTATGCCACCAATTTCTGGCTCGACTCGCCGGCCCGTAAACTGCTTGACGATCTTCGCACGCTGCTGGATTCCGTCGATGAGGACGGATGCCAATTGAACGACAACGCGATGATCGTCAAGGGTCTGACGATGCTCATGGATGAGTGGCAACGCGACCACGGCCAGGTCAAGGCAGACGAGTCAATCGACACACTGAGGCTCAAAACGGCTCGTGGTGAGCCAAGTATGTAGTTACCAAAAGTATGGAGACCCTCAACGCAGCAGGAGTAGCGGCATCCAAGCTCCGGTGGGGCGTCCTTTTTCGCTGTAACATTTTTCTCGCCCGCATCAATACATTCGTGGAGGTCAACATGAGCAAGCAAACTGTCGAGCAAGAGTTGATGACGGAATGGGGCTATACCTGGGATCGCGCCTGCGAAATGGTCAACGACCATATCGACGCCGTGGCTGCGGCGAAAATTGGCGGATGGAACAATCGCGAAATCGCGAACAAAGTCGTTGATTTGTGCGCCGGTCGGCTGCAATTTGCCAACGGCACATTCCACGTACCGGACCCGATCCAGCAATTGCTGCGCGGGCCGAAGGTCGATCAAGACGGCAAAATCATCGGCGGCATTTGGCATGGCATGACACCGGACGAAGTAATCGCGGATCGTGACGCATTCCGAAGTAATGTGGGCCACGGCCCGTAATGCAGCAGAGCTGGTCCCAAGCCCAGCGCCCCACGTCGGGGAATGCAGAGGGAGGACGCTATCTCGGAGAAAAACCATGAACGAAACTCACATGACAGTGTGCTTCAGCGAGCGTAGACAGCATGGACGCCGCAAGAGCGCCGTGGCGAAAAAACACGGCGGCAAGTACGTTTGCAAGCGAAACGGGTTCAATTGGATTGAGGCGCCGACAAGCGAAATCGGCGCGAAGATCCTGCAGGAGTTGGGTTACGCCCCGAGATGGTCGCGGTAATACTCCGAGTCCCGCCCCAGCGGGACGCCTTAACCCAGCACCCCGGAAATCCAAAGCACCGGGGTGATGACCATGGATGCCTTCGAACTCAAACGCCGCTTCAAGCTCCAGGCAAAGGCCCTGGCGAAGCTGATCGACTTCGGCCCCGAGCCAGAGGGATTGGTCAACCGAGCGTCCGGCAACGCCGTCTGCGAAATCTGCGGCCTGGAGACCCTCAACGCAGCAGGAGTAGCGGCATCCAAGCTCCGGTGGGGCGTCCTTTTTGACACGAAACCGGAGAATACTAAATGAAACTTCCTTACCTTGACAACAGTAATTCGATGGTCACCAATCTCGTTGATGGGTTCACGGAAAGAAAAAATATGGAGGTGTCAGTGCTTTCCGGCCATCTGGGAATTGAGATACGAGTATTCCAACACCAGGAGTGGCCAGCCCACGACGGAAAACTGTGGAGGAAACTGTACACCTGGGACCAAGTCGCCGAAGTGCGAAGAGACGTGAACGACTGGATACGCACAGAGGCGCAACATCTGCTGGCTGAATGCGTCAACGGACTGCCGGCAGAGACCGTTGATATCACAGGAGAGAAACTGTGGCAACCAAGGTCGTGCTCCAGGCCGCTGGGCCAGAGTTGATCCGCAGGTTCATGGCTGGCGAGATTGTCGCCGGCTTGACCGGGTACTATGGCGATCCGGCGAGGGGATTTGCTGGCGGGTATCAGTCGTAATCATCGTCTCGGCCAGGCCAATTACGGCAATCCCTACCCGCTGGGCAAGGGCAGTCCGTGATGCTGGCCGAGACTGGCCGCCTACTCCGAGGCGTTGCGGCATCCGAAGTAATGTGGGCCACGGCCCGTAATGCAGCAGAGCTGGTCCCAAGCCCAGCGCCCCACGTCGGGGAATGCAGAGGGAGGACGCTATCTCGGAGAATGCAATGACGACAATCGCCAAGAAACACACAAAGGTATCTGTTCTAGCCATGGCCAGGAAGAAATGGGGAGCGCGAGCTTATCTCGAAGAACGCCCGAATGCACCCACTGCCGAGCAACGCGAAGCCAACGGCATCCGCCGCCAGGAACTAACCGCCGAACTGAAGGCGATGGACGAGAAAATCAAGTCTTTTGGTAACACCCGCAAAACTCTGCTTGACGCTGCCGAGTTCGCCGTGGACGTTGACGGCGACGAACCTTCCTGGACGCAGCTGGTGAACGCTGTGCGGCACGCTAAGGATTTTGACAATGCCGTCGATAAGCGGAAGGAACTGTTCGACGAGCAACGAAAGATTCCCCACGGCTACACGCATCGATTCGGAATCTACACGGTGGATAATATCGGCGGAATTGCCATGGCTCACGAACACGCCAGAGCCGATACGCTTGAAGAACTGGCCCAGGCAATTTACAAGCGAGACTAACCATGACAGCATTCGTGAACGTGTTCAACGCCGAAGTCAAACGATCTGATACTCCGAGTCCCGCCGGGGATTTCCGCGCCAGGCGTACCAGGAGGGCATCGCCAAGCTGTTGGTGCCGTTGCTTCGAAAAATGTGAATCTCCCTGCCGCCCTGCGTGTTCCCGGCGGGGGTGCAAGATCACGGGAACGGGGTTGGACCGATCCGATATTCGGTCCCGCTTTTGGGAGCTGGCGTACAGCTCCGCGAACCCTAAGACGCTTGTGAGGAGGATTCCCATGAACGAAATCACCTTGGACCATATCCGTCAAGCGGCGGAGTGGGCGAAGACCGCTCAGTACCAGCAAACCATCGGTGGCCTGACTCGCAACTACAATCAGTCCGAGGGTTGGGACTGTGGTACTTCATGCTGCATATGGGGCGCGGCCAGCATCATTGCCGGCAACGGGCCGGCGACAACGGGGCCATCTGTGGATTGGGCAAAGCAGAGCATCAATCATACTGTTGCGCGAGCGCTCATGAATTCTGAATCTAGCACGCCAGAGCAATTGCTCGAATCGCTAAATGCCGACCTGAGCCGGGCCAACCTGCGCGAGGCCGACCTGAGCGGGGCCAACCTGCGCGGGGCCAACCTGAGCTGGGCCAACCTGCGCGGGGCCGACCTGAGCGGGGCCAACCTGAGCGGGGCCGCGGTCATGATCGGCAACGTTGTGAGGGTGCTGTAATGATTTGCTCGTGGCGGAATTGGAAAAATAATTCTTGACTTTAGCCCGCGTGCAGATTAATATGCTTGAGTCCTGGCAGACAACCCTAAAAACTTGTTCGAATACCTCACCGGGCCAACGACATTTCTCCTTGCCAGGACGATGCGGCTGCGGTTGGCCGGTGAGGACTTATCTGCGGAGTGCGGAAAGGAACGGGGCATGGCGGCCCCCATTTTGGCCGGAATTTTTTAAGAAAAAGAGTCAGTAATGGACACGCAAGAAAAAAAAGCTCACGTCGATGATTTGCCAGAATTACCCGCCGGAACCGTGTTTAAGCGCACACTGACGGAGACGGTTTCTATGCTTGTCCCCGGCAACAATCACACGATCGGCGGGGAGCTTATGCGGCTTGGGTGGCACGTTACAGATGGTTGGCACATGGGCGAATTCACTCACATTAGGGCGCATCGAGACTTGCCACTGCTTGGCAGAGTCGATGTTTTTTCATCTGAGAAGGCGGACGGGCAGATTTAGATGGGTAGCTCAATTGGCAGAGCGCCGTGCCAACTGGTCAGTCGCGGCCGGGAAACTCGGAGGTTGAAGGTTCGACTCCTTCCCCATCTACTGGTGTTTGTTAACGGTAATGGTGTTCCACAATGGAGAATGACAATGCCTCTGAATCTGAACGGTAGCGGTAGCGGCGAAGATTTCACTCCCTTCATAAAGTACGATGCCCGCGCGGGCAAATGGTTCTGCCGCGACGACAAACAGGATTTCGAGATCGACAAGCCTGTGCTGACATTTGACTTCGCAGGAATCAAGACGGGGTGGTTCGCGTTCGATAACGGCAAGGCCCCGCAAAAGGTGTTCGATCCTTCGTTGACGGTGGCCGCGCCGGCGCCGACCTCCCTGGGAAAGTGGAAGCGCGGCTTCCAGCTCATGGTTCACGGCGCGCACCCGATCGGCGAACGTGAGTTCTGTTCGACGGCCGGCTGCGTGATCGATGCGATCAACCTCCTCTACGACGTTTACGAGCGCGAGGGCAAGGATCATCCCGGCCAGAGCCTGGTGGCCTGTTGCGATCACACGCGGCCGATCAAAAATAAGCAATCCACGAACTATGCACCCATGTTCAGCGTGCGCGGCTGGAACTCGCCTGCTGTCCCGCAACAGCCCGGCAACGGCGGCCTGACCGCTGCGGGGTGCTGGGCGGCCTATAGGCTCGCCAACCCGCAATACCGTGTCGAGGACGCGAAGCTTCAGTACAAGAATGCCTGTGAGTCGTACTTTGGGATGCCATTCGATCACAAATCCATCTCGGCGCAGCAGTGGGCGGAGTTCGCAGCGTGCGGATTCCGCAAACCTAATGAGGAAAGCGACATCCCGTTTTAATGGAGGACTTTCAAATGTGGAGCGCAAGACAAGGCGACGTGTACCTGGAAGAGGTCTCGTCCATTCCCGACGAAGTTACCGAAGTTGCCCGCGACAATGGTCGCATTGTGCTGGCTTATGGGGAGGCCACCGGCCACTCGCACAGTATCTCGGCGAAGTCGGCCAAGCTGCTGGAAACGAACAGCGGTGAGCGATTCCTGCGCATCATGCGTGGTGCCACCCTGGAGCACCAGGAGCACGATGCCATCAAAATTCCTGTGCGTTACGTCCGCGTTGGGCGACAACGTGAGTATAGTCCAGAGGCGATTCGCAACGTGGCTGATTGATTGAAAGGAGGTGGGCAGTGATTGAGTCGCTTACGCAGGAACAGATTGCTCGCATGGCAGAATACCGCGACCGATGGATAAAGATCGGCTTATGCACCGATCCGGCTGACAGGCCAAACGCCGAAGCTGCAATACGGCAATCTTATCATGCTGCCGGACTCCCGTCTCCAAAGAAAATAGTCTGGTGCGGCTCGCCAATGTCTCAAGGACTGACGCGAACGATTATTCTGGACAAGAAAATGTGGGATTCCGTGGGGTATTCCGTGGGGGCTTCCGTGCGGGCTTCCGTGGGGGCTTCCGTGCGGGATTCCGTGGTGGATTACGTGTGGGCTTCCGTGGGGGCTTCCGTGGTGGATTCCGTGGTGGATTCCGTGTGGGATTCCGTGCGGGCTTCCGTGCTGGCTTCCGTGGGGGCTTCCGTGGTGGATTCCGTGGGGGCTTCCGTGCGGGATTCCGTGCGGGATTCCGTGGGGGCTTCCGTGCGGGCTTCCGTGCGGGCTTCCGTGTGGGCTTCCGGGGGGGATTCCGTGTGGGCTTCCGTGGGGGCTTCCGTGGGGGATTCCGTGCGGGATTCCGTGGGGGCTTCCGTGCGGGCTTCCGTGGTGGATTCG